CGCTCTCCCACACGCTCTCCCCCACGCTCTCCCACACGCTCTCCCCCACGCTCGCCCGCACGCTCTCCCACACGCTCGCCCACACGCTCGCCCACACGCTCGCCCGCACGCTCTCCCGCACGCTCTCCCCCACGCTCTCCCGCACGCTCTCCCGCACGCTCTCCCCCACGCTCTCCCGCACGCTCTCCCGCATTTCGACCGAGAGCTTCGCAAGAAGCTCTCGGTCGGTCAGGATCGCGTACCAAATGGCGCCAGCCATCGGTGAGGTCGAGAAAACGACCTTGGGTTTCGGCAGGTCAGCAGCCTTATAGGCGAGCTCAATCGCCTTTTCCGCGCGCTCGCGGTCCATCGGCTCCGTCGATAGCCCGATCTGGGTCCATTTATCCGTCCAGACCGGCAAAAGTGCTGTTTGTTGTGGCGTCAATTTTTCGATGCGAGCCATGATATCCTCCTAATGATCCATGCGAGGGCCGGCGCACCGGCCCTCTGACAGAACACCCGGATCAGTCGGCGACGTTGCGGATAGCCTGAGGTGAATACTCCCGCTGCGGCGGAAGATCATAATTCCCCCGCAAGATGCCCTGTGTGTCGTGCTCTTCATGCTTGAGCGGAGACCAAGGGGCATTCGGAGTCACGCCGGTCGGCGTTTCCTTGACATCGGCGGCCGCAAACCACACGTCACCAACATTCGGCACTGGCATCAGAATTTGCTCGCCATATGGGCCTTTGCGCCGCTCTTTCACGGCCGCGTTAATGACGCCGGCGTAGTCACCATCCACGCGCAGACAACCACCGCTCCCGGCGCCATCATCGCGGAACAATTTGACGGCCGGGGTATAAAAGGCATGTCGATGGCCGGTAACCTCTCCCAGCGCAAGAACGGTTGCGTCGTTATCCTTTTTTGCTTCGGGCATGCCTTCAGGAATATCTTTGCGCGGGATAAGAATGACATCGCCTTGACGATAGGGATGCAACTGCTTGGTCATGGTCATCTCCTCAAAAGATGGGTTGGGTGATCTCACATCACGCCGATCGAGACGGCGTGTTTCTTCAGTTTCTCAAGGCGCTCGATGATCGGCTTGCTGGCCGGGTCCTCGGCCTTCCGCAGCACAACCGTGAAGCCCTCATTGAAGGATTCGATGTTGTCGGAGGTCCAGATATCGTGCGGTTCCGGGAAAGTCGCGACAATGTTCTCCATCTTATCGAGCCAGCCGGTGATGCTCGGAATCGTCTCAACGGTCGTCGTACGTGGGTCGTAGAAATCGAGGCCTTTGCCGCCCTCGGCTTGTTTGCCTTCGGCGGGGCTTTGCTGTTTTACCGGCTCCCCGCCGTCATTTGCGCCGGCCTCGACGTTTGCGCCCTGCGAATCCGACTGCGCCTTATTCTTGCTGCTGCTTGCTGCTTGCCGCTTGCTCTCATCCGGCTGCCCATCATCGCCTTGGTCGGCATCAGTAGCCTCCTTGCGGAACTGCGCCTGGGTCGGCCGGTCCGGTGCGGTGGGCGTGATGACCTCGACACCGCCGCCGAGGTCGATCGTGTGCCCTTCGATCTCGTCGTTCGTCTCCCAATCGCCGACCTCTTCCGGGAAGGCCTTGCGGAGAGCGGCAGCTTCGGCGACCTTTTCCAGCATATAGCTCGGCCGTCGATCCCATTGATCATTGGGGAGGTCGGTCTTGCCCTTCTTCCCATAGTTCTCGAGGAAATAGATGCGCGGGCCGGGAAATGCGATGCGCTGGTCATTGACGAAGCGGTAGAGCGTGATCTGTGCCCAATCCGGAGCCGTCAGCTTAACGGTCTCCATCTTGCCTTTTACCTTCTGCCCTTGCTCGCGGTCGTAATATTCGGGCTGGCCGGTGAAGGTGAATTCTTTCAGCGGGCCGAAGACAGTAGCGTCGGCGCCGGCATAGATCTGCGTCCGGTGGGCTGTCGTCCGCAGCTCGCCGATGCCTGGCCAGACGGTCTCGACTTCGCGTTTCAGCGCGCTGTTCCAAATCGGCACGATATGGACAAGCCGCTTGGAGATGTCGAGCTTGCGCGCGCGGCAATAGGAGAGGGCAAGCCGGACACCTTCGATCGTCTTCGCAGAGGGAAAAAAGGCATCCACAATGGCGCGCCATATGCCTTCATCGACAGACGGGAATTCCCGCTGAATGTCCGGATGCCAGGGCAGGCGAGGCGGCTGCAACGGCGCCAGTTGGCCCTTGCTCTGCGGTTCCTGCGCAAAGCCCTGCTGCTGTTGCTGTGGGCGCTCTTTGGTCTGCGTGTTCTGTTTGGCCATGCTGGCTTTCCCCGGATTAACGGACGACGGTATTGACGTCCTCGAAGATGATGACGCCGGCGAGATCGCGGCCGTCGGCGTCGACGAATGAGCGGATCGCACGTTCCAGCGCCGCCTGGTCGAAATGCTGCGCCAGCTTCAGGATGTCACCGCGCAACGCGGCCATATTGGTGATCTGGAAATCCCAGTCGGTGCGGAGAGACGCCGTGGCGCCGTAATCACCACGGACCTGCCCGAACTCGTACGGCTTCGCCTCGATGACACGGGTTTCCTTGACGATCGCCGCCGTCTCGCGCTCCGATGCCTGCACGACACGGGCGTCAGCCTTTTCGATTTTCTTGGCGCCGGCCTCTTCGGCCAATTTGATCCGGGCAGCATTCCGTTCTTCCTGTTCCAAACGCTGACGCTCTAGCCTGGCCTGCTCCTCGGCCGCCGCCTGGCGCTCGCGCTCGGCTTTCAGCCGATCAGCCTCAGCAGCTTTGCGCTGACGCTCGGCGGTCTCCTCGGCTTCTTTGGCGGCCTTGACCGCGGCATCGCGCTTGCGGCCCGCCTCGGCAGCCTCTTCGATTGCTTTGCGGCGGTCTTCCTCGGCCCTGGCTCGAGCCTGCTCGGCCTCCTGCCGCAGGCGCTCGGCCGCCGCCGCCCGTTCCTTGGCCTCACGTTCCAGTGCCTCGGCCTGGCGCTGGCGCTCCTCGGTCTCGCGACGCTGCGCATCGGCCTTTTCCCGTGCTTCACGGGCGACGCGCTCGGCTTCCTCGCGCGCCGCCGCCGCCTTGGCTTCCTCTTCCTTGCGCAACCGCTCGGCCTCTTCGCGCTTTTTGCGGGCCTCTTCCTCGGCGATCTTGCGCTTGCGGTCGGCTTCCTTCTCCTGCCAGACCTGCAGGCGGTCCTCGACCGTTTCCTTGTCCTTTTTCAGGACATTGATCGGCTTCATGAAGAGGTTCTGCACGGCAGCCGCGGCGCTATCATGCGGCGCCTTCTCCGCGGTGCGGGTGGTGTTCAGATCCTTGACGCCATAACCGATCTGCTTGGCGAAATCGGCCGCCTTGCGGGCCGCCTCCTCGTCATCAATCGTCTCCGGCACCGCAGTCATGCCGGCATGCAGATCATTCGCCCGCTTGAACAGGAAATCGTGCTTTTCCTGCAGGTTGTCGACGATCTGCTGTTCCGGGGAAACGACGGCAATATTGGTGAGATCCGGGATCTCGGCGACGGCAACGCTCATTTACGTGAACCTCCAAAAATGGGCGGCATCTGCCGCAGGTCGACAGGTTTGCGGGGAGTGGCCTCCGGCTCGTCAGGGGCATGCTTGATAGCCCATTGCCGCAGTGCCACGCGCCAGTTGTATTCGGCCTCTGGAATCGGCTCGCCGGCACACCAGGGCCAGACCTTGTCGATCGGCACGTCTTCGTCGCCGAGCAGGGCGTGAAAAGATGGCGACCGGTCCAGCAGCTCGCTGGTTTCCGAATCACGGGACGGGCGGAACTCGATCTTCACCGGCACCCACGGGCCACGCTTTATGATGCGCATTTTGTAGAGGCCCGGGGTCGGCGTGCTGATGTCGTGGGAATCGCGCAGATCAAGCATCCCGCTTGCGCTCCGCTGATAGCCCGGCGGCGCGCCGCGAAGCCTCAGTCTCAGCGATGACCTGCTCGACGCCTTCGCGATAGACGCGGAAATTGCCGAGATGCTCGTCGCACCAGGCCATTTGTTTCGGACCGAGGCCGCGCGGCTTGCTGGCCGGCTTCATGGCGATGGCTACCATGCCAGCACCCATGACCAGGCGATATAGACGCCGAGACCGGCGACCAGGATGACGAATTGTGCGAGGCCGCCCCAGGTCAGGGCATGAGCCATTGCATTGCGGGCATCGCGCTTCATGCTGCAGTACCTCCGTCAGGCGCTGGGATGAAATGGACGGTGTCACCAATGGCGACGAGCCGCTTATGCGAGACGTTACGAAGACGATGGCTGGGGCCGCACCTGTAGAGCCGCCAAAGCTTCTCCTTATGGTCGCGATGTTCGGTGAGTTCGACGATCGGCCGCGCCAGCTCAGAGCTGGCCTCCCAATAATCCCGGGTCTTGTGCTCGGGGAGGCTCATTGGTGCGCCTCGATAAGGTTGACGGAGTCGAGCAGCCCTACTGGCGGAATGCCAAGTATCTGGCGTGCTTCATTCGCCGTTATGTGGCCAAGCTCCGCCAAAAACGCGACCTGCCAGGCCTGAAGGGCCCTCGTCTCCCGGAAAATCACTGACGCTGCCGGCTTCACCGGCATGAGTGATGAAGCGCGCACGATGGCAGGAGCGACGATCAGGCCTGCGCCCATGCGAAGAAGCTGGCGGCGAGTGAGATCGATCAGGCTCATGCGTGCCCCACGGTGCCAGGCGCGCGCGTCAGGCCGACCAGATAGCCGTCGTCACCTTCCTGGCCGGCGAGATCGTGCCAGCCCGAGGCGCATTTGAGTGCGTAATACGGCATCCCGTCGCGACCTTCGACCTCGTAGACCGTATGAACACCGCCTTCGAGGCAGGTGAAACCGTTATCGGCCACCAGCTTGTCACCCGGCTTGACGTCATCGAGTTTGATGCGCGAGACATTGCTCATCCCAAGACCTCTCTCAGCAGCGCCCTCGCGCCGAACGCGCTGACGAAAAAGGCCACCAGCAGCCAGAAGTAGAATGGCGCGGCGCTCGGAGGCGCGACGTTCTCGTTCGCGGGCTTACGGATACCGGTCTCATCCATCACCGACCTCCCAGGACGAAGATCTTCAAGGCGAGCCACGTCGCATCAAGAAAGAACGACCCGACCATGATGCGGAAGATGAAGGCGAGGCCGGGATTGTGGATTGGCGCCCAGAGCCAGCTGACGATGCGAAGCATTCAACAGCCCTCCGCCCAGGCCATCATCTCGCGCCGGGCACGCGAGACGCGCGAGCGGATCGTGCCGATCGGCGCCTCCTGTACCTGAGCGATAGCCTCATAGGTTTCGCCTTCGCCGGCGAGATAGAGCGCGACCCGCCTTTCCCAGGGAAGCCGCGCGGTCCCGGCCATGATCTCGTGGAAGAAGACAGCGTCTTCCTGCCGAGCCCGGTCACTGATAAGCGAGGTGAGATCAGGCTCGAGCGATACCGTCGGCCGGCGCGCAGAAGCGCGGATGCCATTGATCCAGCAATGCCGCATGATCACAGAAAGCCAGGCACCCAGGTTCGTCCCGGGCTGGAAATGATCCAGCGCGCGCCAGGCACGCTCGAGCGTATCCTGGATGAGGTCATCGGCCGCCGCACGGTTGCGGGTCAGCTTCATCGCGATCGGACGCAGGTTCGGCATGGCGGCGATGAGATCGCGGTCGAAAGCGGCGATCATCGGCCGCCGGCCCGCGCGATAACGCGCTGGATCTGCGAGAGCAGGGTGGGGATGCCTTCCTGCAGCGCGTCGCCCTCGAAGTCGCTGATGAAGCTTTCGGCCGCCCGCAGCGCCTTCAGCATCTCCGCCTCGATCGGCTGATCGAATTCCGTCGCCGGCTCGGCAACCGCTTCGCGCAGGGTCTGTTCGGCCTCGGCAATGAACGGCTCATTTTCCTTACCACCGATCTGCCGCAGCCGGTCGGTCAGGTTCTCGAGCGTCCGATACAGCTGCTCGCCATGGCCGCGAACGCGCCGCGCCAGCTCGATATCCTTCGCGCTGGCGGCGGTCAGCTCGGCCTGCGGGATCTTGCCGTCATAGGAGGAATGGAGGCGGTCGATATAACTGATCATGCCGCCACCTCGGGCTTCAGCGCCTGCGCCGTGACGACGGCATCGCTCAGGATCTTGATGAGCTGCAGGGCGTCATCGACGCCGAGCCAGAGATATGCATCGGCGCTGCCGGCAGATACCTGAATGCAGGGTTCGCCGCTGTTATCGAGAAAGGTGTGGACGCGAGAAATACGGCCGCTCGCGAATGCCTGTATCCGCATCATTGGTGGCCTCCAAGGAGCGAATCCCGCGCGGAGAGGCATGGACGGCCTCCCTGCGCCCCCGCTACCATCAAAGCTGCGAACCCTTTTATGGAGCGGGAAATGAGCCAGGAAAAACTGGTGCTGACGATCGTCGAGGCTGTCACAGGTCTTACGGCGCAGACGCACGACCTGTTGTTAGCCGGCATCCTCGATATGCTGCGCATCAAAGGCGTCATCGATAATGGCGATATCGTTCGCTTCATCGCCAAGATGCTTGCCCATGGCCCGCTCATGCCTTCGGCTCCGATGAGTGAGCAATGGAATGACCGGCTGACGGAACTCGCACTTCGCTTAGAGGTATCACCGGAAGAGTTAATCGCTTACGCAAAGCGCCCCCTGGACTCGTGAGCCCACGCGCCAACCGGCGAAGCAACTTGGTGCAGCAGTCGCAGCGGGAATTCCGGGTGCGGCGCTTCTTCATGCGACGGCCCCCGCGGCTTCGACGCGCGACAGGCGCTGCGCCTCGAGCCGGCGCGCCGCTTCCAATGCCCGCGGCAGCTCATGCAGCAGGTTGGCGGTCTCTTCGATGGTGAGATGAAGCGTGAAGTGCCCGAGGCTTTCGAGCGCGACGCCGGCCGGTGAGCTGAGGATCTGACTGGCCCGGGCCATGACCGGCCCCGCCGTCTGGGTGATGCAAGTCGCCATTTTCCCGTTTCCCTCCCCCATCCCTTTCCCGAGGGACCCCGGCGCCTGGGAGAAGCGCCGGGGTATCGGGAATCAGTTCATGGTGTCCTTGGGGGTAAGGCTGGTTCCATGAAGCCGGCGCTTGATCGCCGGTGACCAACAATCGCGTTAAATCGCGACACAGTCAAGGCGAAATCGCGTTTCAACGCGATATTTTCTCGAACGAGATATCAAGCCATGCGACTAAATCGCGACGGATGGAGGACAAGCTATTGTCAGAAAAGGGGAAAATAGGCCGTGAAGCCGACCTAGGGACAGGCGCAGTCGATATAGGGAATCGCGTTCAAGGGACCTAGAATTGCTTCCGGTGATTTTTTCGGGCCCTTTTCGAGGGCCCTCAGGTCATCTTGAGATCGGTGATCCGATAGATGCCAACCACTTTCGATCGCTCCAGCTTAACGGTCTTCTCCGGATTGAGCTGACGCAATTCGACATAGGTATCGGTCTTGCGGACGAATTTCTTGACGATCGCCATATGCTCCTGCAGCTCGACAACGACATCATCGCCCGCTCGCGCTGGCAATCGTGGATCCAAGATCACGGTCTCGCCTGGCTGGAATCTCGGCAGCATGCTTTCGAAGGAGACAAGAAGCCCGGCGGCATCAGAAACACCGCGTAACCTTGCCGGCCGCTCGATGTACATGACGGGATTCTGATAATCGATCTCGCTTCCGTCAAAACTACCTTTGACCGAACCGAAAACGGGGAGATCGGCATTACCCATATCACCCTCTCTTCCGAGCGAGAGATCGAATTCGGCGCTTCGCATAAGGTTATGAAAAATATTACTTTTTGGCGATGATCGCTCCAAGATATCAGCTTCCCCTTCATCCATGTTCCGAAGATCGGAAGGGGTGAGCCCAAGCAGATTGGCCAGCTTATCCCTCTCATCCTCATGTAGGACTATGGACGGAGAGTTATTAATAAATTCACCTAAATAGGTTTCAGGTCTTCCCAATTTCTTGGAAAGGAACTCAAGCTTATAGCCGATGGCCTCGGCCCGGTCGGCGATAAGTCGGCGCAGCGGACCTTCCGCGAGCCTGTCTTGGGGCACTTCCTCACCCAATAGCAGCTGCACAGGAATGCCCTCGGATTTGGCGATCTTGTCATAGGTCGCCATCACCATGCTGTGGGTGCGGCACGCCAGAAAATCACGCACTGTCGCGGCGGCCACGCCGGCTTTTTTGCAGATGCCGTTCATCTTTCGTGGGCGCGCGTCGAAAAAGGCCTGCAGCGCGGCGCGTCGTTTCTGTTCGATAATATCCACTGTTTTCTTGGGCATAGCGCATTTTAACGCGCTTCGCGGTTTAACGCGCGCGCGAAGTAACGCGATTACGTTTGACAATGTCGCGCCAAAACGCGATTATCCGTGCTATGTTCATTGCCAAATCCATCGAGAAGATCAGAGCGTTCCGTGTCAGCCAAGGCTGGACGCTGAGCAAACTCGCGCGCGAAGCAGGCCTGCGCGAGAGTTCCATCCGCGATCTCGATCGCGACAGCTGGAACCCTGAAAGCAAGACGCTGCGTAAGCTGGAGACGATCATTCCGCCGGGGTTCGAGCCATCGACTATCGAAGGCCTAGCCGAGATCAGCGTTGTTTCTTCGTCGGAAGGGCCGGACCAATGATCTCGTCCGCGGCGATGCGCATGTATTCACGTCCGCGCATCTCGTCACTGGGCGCCCAGCCATTGCGAAATTGGAAATTGTCTATCGAGTGCTCCACGCCTTGCGTGAAAGCCTTGGCGAATTTCGGATTGCTATGGAAGGCGTGGGCGAGGAGCTGTGTCAAGATGATCTGCACCGCCAGGGCTTCGGCGCGTTCCTTGAATTTCCGCATCATTTTCCTTTCCCTTCCGGCGGCTGCTCTGCGAACCCTGCCAGGCTCGCTCCCAACTGCCGCCGTTTGTCGCCAGGTGCTTTGATGGGCGCTTCAACAGCCATCCGCACCTTTATCGATCAGCCCGCGCCACAGCGCCGGCTGAGTTCGCGTCCGCTTCGAGAACCGCGAGCTATTCCAAGACACCGGGCTCTCTCATCGCGTGGAAATCATGCGATGGAGAGAGCCGAAATGTCCTCCCCCAATATCGGGAAAGTTTTTCCGAACCCGCGCCAGTGCCGCGACGAGCATCGCGCCCGCATCGCAGCGGCACTGCGCCTTGCCCTGCAGAGCGGCCACTGGACCAAAGAGCAGATCATCTCGACCGCTCACATCGATCGGAAGACGCTCGATAACTGGCTGAATGGCTATTGCGATCCGACCAGCTGGCGCATCGCCGAAGTCTCGAAGCTGCTCGGCCCCTGGTTCTTCATGCATATCTTCGGCGGCGATGTCGGCCGCGCCATGTTCGAGCGATTGCAGGCGCGCGTCGCCGCGGCACTCAGCCAGCAGAGCATGGACGCCGACCTGCAGGAGATCGCTTTCCAGATGTCAGAGCTCAAAGCTGCAGGAGGCAAACGATGAGCGGTAAACCGGGCTTTCTCCCGAGCATCCAGATCAAGATTCCCTTCACGTCCTGGGTCGTGACACTCGCCGTGCCGGCCTGGATCAGCCGTATCTGACTTTCTGAAATCCAAGGGGGAAGCATCCGGTCCCCGATCATTCGGGCGCGCGATCCGGCGGTCGATCGGCGGCCGACCGGGCATACCAAGCAGCGATTGGGGCGCCCTGATTCATTTCCCGATCGCAGCAAGCCGCCGACCTGACCCCACCTGAGGAGAGCCATATGGCCGACAAACTGCCCAAGCCGAAGAGCAAGAAGTCCGCGTCAAGCGACGCACCGGCATCGCCGGAGAAGGCAACTGCCAAGGTCACGGCCTCGGCGCAGCCGCCGGCGCCGAACGCGCTGACCGACAAGCAGACGAAGGATTTCGCCGTGAAGGCGGTCAGGCTCGAGAAGGCCTATCAGGAGACACGCGAGCGCTGCACCGGCGAGATCTCGAGCGCGCAGGGTCTCTACCGGGCACATCTGAAGGACTTCAAGAAGCAGGGCGGCAATCCCGATATCCTGACCAAGTTCATCGCTCTGGCGAAACGCGATCCCGAGGAAGTCGCCCGCGAGACCCGCCAGCTCAATCAGCTCGCCAAGCTGATGGAACTGCCGCTCTTCGCGCATCTCGGCGTCATGGATGATGGCCGCACCACCGCCACGGCGATCGAGGACGACAAGGGCGACCCGCTCGCCAGGCTCGAGGCCGAAGGCTATGCCTCCGGTAAGGCCGGCAAGACGATGTCGGAATGTAAGTTCGCCGAGGAGACACCGGAGCATGATGCCTGGCTCAAGGGCTGGAAGAAGGCCTTGGGCGAGAATGCCGGCGTCAAGGCTCTGCCGGCCGGCCGGGCCAAGGCGAATGGCAAGCACGGTGCGACGGGAGCGACGGCGCACTGATTATGAAGGCGGGCGAACTATATCAGGCGCTGCTACAGCCGGCCGGGAACTTGGAAACATGTTACCGGCCGGTCGGCGGTCTAAATGATCCGGCTCGCTGCAAGCGGCTGCGTGAGATCGCCCTGTTTTTGGCGACGGCGCAGAAGTTCGAATGCGCCTATGAAGGCGTTCTTGACGATCAGGTATTACACGCCACCTCGGTCGATTTCTTTCGGGCAGGCGCCCTGCGGTTGCCTTATCCGCTCTGCTATTTCGAGTTCTTCGGCTGCCATGAAACAAATAAGGCCATGAGGTTGAGCGGCATCGTAACTGAGATAGGTCCAGGCAATATCGACATGACCGTCTTTGCTTTTGATGGCGGCCAATGGTGGGACTTCGGCGCGAAGGTCAGGACCGGTCCATTTTTACGCAGCACCGAGACGGCCGTGCTGGAAGAGGCGCCGGAGTGCTACAACGAAGAAGGAATGCGCTATATCGAGCGCAACGCAACGCGCTGCACCCAATACCTGACGACGCTCCTGCTTTTCCTGGATACCAAGCATGCATCTGTCCGACCAATGGCAGGCGCGTCCGATCGAGTAAATGAGCGCCGAGCGAATGACGGCAAGAAGCCAATATTTGACTACAACATCGTCAAGTTGCAGCCGGCAGACAAGATTAGGGCGGACTTGGGCGGAACGCATGCTTCACCCAGGCCTCACCAGCGTCGCGGGCACAAGAGGATGTTGCGCGCCGGTGGCGAGACCTATGTTTCGCCGTGCCTTGTCGGTGTCTCTGGGAGGGGAGTGATCGACAAGCATTACTTGGTCGCCCCGTCTGACAAAGGGGGTGGCGCGAAATGAGCCGCCGCCTTGCTTTTTATGATCTGTCGAAATCGGTCGGCTGGGCTTTCGCAGAGGATCGGCTTTCGCCGAGATTCGGATGCAAGGAGTTTCCGCGCGGCCAATACGCGACCACTGGGCAGGTGTTTCATAAATTCCGCTGCTGGCTTGTTGACGAATTCATTAAATGGGATCCGACGGACGTTGCCTTCGAAGCGCCGATGTTCGCCGGGAATGCTGGCGAGGTCGCCTATCTTCTCATCGGCATGGCGGCGATCACCGAAGAGCTGTGCAATGAGCGCGGCGTACCTTGCTATCAGCAGACGCCAGACGAGATCCGCAAGCACCTCCTCGGCTTTGCCAGGGGCAATGACATCAAGGGCCATGTCGGCTTCAAGCTGCGCCAGCTCGGCTATGATGTGGTCGACCATAATGCTGCTGATGCCTTGGCCGGCCTCATCTACATGCAGGACTGCTTCTTGCCTGAATCCGCAACCGTTCTCGCCGGAGCCGCACAATGACCGGCGAGCGAAACCCAGGCCCTGATTGCAGCCTCTTTGTCGGCGACCGCATCGTCCATATGGAAGGCTGGGAAGGCGCCGTTGAGGCGATCAGCATCCTTGCCGATGGTGCGATCGAGGTCAAAGTCTCCCGCGACACCGGCGGCACCTGGACCGGGCTTCGCGGCTATCTGCAATTCGATGGCCGCGACAGGGCGGCATAGGGGGCGAGATGTTCAAGAATGTTCTGCTGGGCGCTAGGTCACCAAGCTTCGTCTCCATGTGGATATGAGCCGGCGATAACAGGTTGACGGACGGGGACGAACATGGGGCAGGCAATACTGGCGATCCAGGAACCGGTAACACAGCTTTCCGAGCTCGGTGAGCGGCCGCAGCTGGTCTGGCTGCCGATCGGCAAGCTTGATACCGATACCTCCTATCAGCGCAGCATGGCCGGCACCGCCAGTCAAAGGCTGATCCGCCATATTGCCCTGAATTTCAGCTGGTCGCGCTTCCAGGTCCTGACCGTCACGCCGAAGCCCGCGGAAGGCTGGGACATTCCCGGTTGGCTGATCATCGACGGCCAGCACAGGGCGGCCGCAGCGCTTCTGCGCGGCGACATCGCCGACCTACCATGCATTATTCTCGATCTGCCCGATCGCGCCAGCCAGGCGCAGGCCTTCGTCGCCTTGAACCGTGACCGGGTCGCCATCAACCGGATGCAGATGCACCACGCCGCCGCTGCAGCGGGCGATCCAGCCTCGATCCAGCTCAATGAGATCTGCGCCGCCGCCGGCATCGAGATCCCGCGCAACGTCGTGCCAAAAGGTATTCTCAAGCCAAATCAGACGATGGCCGTCTCAACCCTGCAGCGGATCCTGCGCGAACAGGGTGCCGCGACCATGCATGGCACATTGAAACTCACACGTATGGCCTGGCCGAGCCGGCCCTGCCCCGCGGATCTCATCGACGGCCTCGCCTTTTTCATCTCAAACCAACGCGGCGCGTTCGATGCCGATCATCTCCTGACAATCCTGAAACTCAGAATGCCGGATTCCTGGCTCGAGATCAGCCGGCGCCGGAAATATGAGGACAAGTGCAAGATCACCCGCGCTGTAACGCTGTCGATCATGGCCACCTACAACGCCAAGGCGCCTGCCGGATTGCCGAAGCTGAAGCTGGAGGCCGTCGATGCCAGCGCCTAGCAAGCTTCCGCCGATCAGCCGGAAAGAAGCCGAGTATTTGATCGCCGTTCACATCGCCGATAAGGGCGTCACGCTCTGCAAGGCGGGCGTCGCCATCGGGGCACCTGTGCATCAGTTGCAGGCCGACCCCGCAACGATGTTGAAATTTCCGGATGAGAGATCGCTTCCTGCGACCCGTGGCGGCGCGCAAGCACAGATCAAGGAGATCGCGCGGCGGAAACAGGAATTCATTGAGATCAATACTCAGCCCGGCTTCAAACCCGGGATCGATGTGCCGCCAAAGCCGGCCCCGCGGCCTGTCCAAGTAGCGGTCCATGCCGCGAAACCGCTGGCCACGCCCAAGACCGTCACGCCGCAGGCCCTGGCGCCGGTTGCGGCGGATGCCAATGGGGGGGGCATGCCGGCTAGGAACGCCCATACCCAACACGCGGGGCCGAAGCGCCGCTTCGAGAAGCATTTCAGGCCGGGCAAGCCCCGTGTCCTGGCGCGCGACCACGACGCTGTCACCGCCAGCCATACGATGTTTGTTTCGACGGTCAAGCCAGCGGCCGGCGAGTTCCAGCTGCTGAAATCCGGCGAGCATCAGCGCAAGATCGGCAGCCATGTCGTCAAGGGCGACTGGGCGCAGATGCCGATCTTCACCCTGACGCTCGAGGAGCGGGCGACCTGTCCGCGCAGCTGTCTGCACTGGCATGACTGCTATGGCAACAATATGTACTGGTCGACGCGGATCTCGGCAGATGAGACCTTCCTGCCGAAGCTGGAACGTGAGCTCGGCGCCTTGAATATGATCCATCGGGGTGGCTTTGTCGTCCGGCTGCACATCCTTGGCGACTTCTTCTCGGCCGACTATGCGCGCTTCTGGCAACGGATGCTGGCGACATTCCGCGCCCTCAGGGTCTTCGGTTACACCGCACGGTCGCCGTCCGATGACATCGGTGCCGTGATCGATGTCATGAACCGGGAATCAGCCGGCCATTGTGTCATCCGCTTCTCGAATGGTGTCGCCTATATCCCGCGCACGGTGACGATCGACCGGCCGGAACAAGCCGGCGCAGCGATTGTCTGCCCGGCGCAGACCGAGAGGACTGCCTGCTGCGGCACCTGCGCGCTGTGCTGGTCGAGTGACAAACCGATCGCTTTCCTGAGGCATTGAAGATGGGAATCGATTGGCAACTCAATGCCCGGCGTCTGACCACGGATCTGGAGATGGCAACGGAACGGATCCGCGAACTTGAGGAGGCGCTCGGTGTCACCTTCCGCGGGGCGCCCTGCTTCGGCCTTACGAAAAGCGAGGAACGCCTGGTCGGCGCCTTCTTGAAAAACCGCTTCGTAACCAAACGCGCTGCTGCAGCAGCGATCTATATCGAGGGCCGCGACATGGCACCCAGCACTAACCTTCTCGGTGTCCATATCTCGCATCTTCGCCGCAAACTGGCGCCGTTCGAAATCCGCATCCGGACGGTTTATGCCGAAGGCTGGGCCATGGAGCCGCCTCACCAGGCGCGGCTGCGGGCGATCCAGGATGCCGCGGGACTGGCGGTGCAGGCATGAGTTCAGCCGCGAAATCCTTCCGCGACGTGCCGGTCTATGACCGATCGCAAGATGATTGGTACGTCGACCCGATCTGGTGCACCGAGCTGCTCCTGAAGCATGAGCGGTTTGTCGGCCAAAGTTATGACCCTTGTGCTGGCGGCGGCAACATCATGCTCGCCGTCGAGCGATCGGGGGGTGCAATTGTCGGTTCTGACATTGCGCCGAAGGCAGCAGGCATCGAGCGCATGGACTTCTTCAACGCACGCTGCCGGTATCAGAATCTCATCTTCAACCCACCCTACAAAGACGCCGAGCGCTTCATCCGCCGAGCGCTTGATCTTGCCGAGCATAAGGTCGCGGCGCTTGTCCAGCAGCAATTCCCTTTCAGCCAGACGCGCCATAGCCTCTTCACCGAGACGCCGGTTGCGCGGCTTTATTTCCTTAGCACCAGGCCATCGATGCCGCCTGGCCGGCTGCTACAGGCCGGCGAGATCAAGGCCAAGGGCGGCAAGACCGATTACCTCTGGATTGTATGGGACCACGACCATAAAGGACCGCCGCAGAGCTTTTGGCTGAGGCGAGAGGCGGCCTGATGGGCAACATGCCGACTCAACAACAGCCCAAGATCGAGTTCCCGGAGCATCTCTTCGTGCCGGAAGCCGAAATCGCCCTGCTCGCCGCGATCATGGCGGACAATTCGGTCATTCACCGCGTCAATGGGTGGCTGGAGCCGAGCCATTTCGGCGACCCGCTGCGTGCCCGGATCTTCGAGGCCATGCACGCCATGGCCAAGGAGAAGGCCAAGATCAGCCCGGTCTCGCTCCTGCCATACTTTGCCAGCGACCGGGCCTTCGCCGATCGTCAGGATATGACACCGCAGCAATACCTTGTGCGGCTTGCTCAAGGCGTGGTCAGCGTGATCGACGCAGAGGATTACGGGCGGCCGATACTCGAGGCCCACGTCCGGCGCGATATGATGCGCGTATCCGCGGAGCTCTCGAACAGCGCGATCAATGACCGCTTCGAGATCGACGCCGGCAGCTTTTCCCTGACGCCGCAGCAAGCGACCGCGAAGATCATCGCAGATCACCGCCAGAAGCTGATCGACCTCGAGGTGACGCTGCAGGGACCGAGAGAGGAGGAAACGCTTGAATCGATCGGCGACAGGGCGCTGCAGGCGATCGAGGCGTCCTACCTTGCCAAGGCCCCTGTCGGTGGCATTCCAACCGGCCTTGCCGATCTCGACCGGAAACTCGGTGGCTTCTTCCCTGGTGAGCTCGTCATCGGTGGCGGGCGACCGGGAATGGGCAAGACGGTCTTCGCCGCCACCTGCGCCTGGCGGGCGGCCTATGGCGGCATCCCATCGGCCTTCTTCTCGAAGGAAATGTCATCCGAACAGCTCTTCCAGCGCATCCTCGCCATGGAGACCGGGATCGGCACCGAGAAACAGCGGACCGGCAAGATCAGTGACCGGGAATTCAGCGAGCTGATTGAGGCGAAGCGGCGGATCAGCAGCTTGCCGATCCATATCATCGACCAAGCGCGCATCACAACTTCGATGATCGAAGCCAAAGCCCGCGGCATCCTGCAGCCCGGCAAGCCCGGCATCGTCATCATCGACTATCTGCAGCTGATCACCGGCGAAGGCGGCTCGCGCAACGCCAACCGCGTCGAGGAACTGACCAAGATCACCCGCGAGCTGAAGCTGATGGCAAAGAGCCTGCGGGTGCCCGTTTTGGCGCTATCTCAGATCAACCGCGGCGTCGAAGGGCGCGATGACAAGCGGCCGATGGTGTCGGATCTCCGGGAATCCGGCTCGATCGAGCAGGATGCCGACCAGGTTTTGCTGTTCTACCGGGAGGAATATTACCTCGAAAGGGGTGAGCCGCGCCGCAAGCCCGGCGAGGGTGATGCCTCGTTCAAGGAGCGCTGGAACGATCACCAGGCCGATATGGAGCGCTGCCGCGGTGTCGCCGAGATCATCATCGGCAAGCAGCGCTTCGGCTCCGGCGGCGCAGTCCAGGTAGCCTTCCTTGGCGAGGCGCAGCGCTTCGATGATTTGCAACACGGGGAATATTGATGGCGCGTATACGATCTATTCATCCCGGCACCTTTACCGACGAATCATTCGTCACCTTATCGTCCGACGCACAGGTCTTTCTGATCGGCCTTTGGACGGAAGCCGACGACCAGGGCATTTTTGAGTGGAAGCCACTCACGCTCCGCTTGAAACTGCGACCGACAAAAGACGGCGATGTCAGTGAGTTACTGGCTCAGATTGAAGCCGTTAATGCGATCAAATCCTTCACCATCGAAGGCCGTAAGTACGGCGCAATTCGGAATTTCAGGAAGTATCAGAAGCCAAAATCTCCGAATTCGACCCATCCCACCACACCGGAAATCCGAATTTACGTCTGCTTAGATAAGCCGATTTCCGAAACGTCGAAGCCTCAGCAAGAGCAATTTCCCCAAAAAGGAGAAACGGCGCTGCTGATGGAGGATGGAGGAGATAAAGGGAAGAGGGAAGAGATTCAATCCCCCTTACCCCCTTCGCCAAAACTCAACACCGGCCGCGAATGGTCTGATGGCGGGAGGGGAATGGTTGAGCCTGATCCAAACGACAAGGATTTCGTTCAGGTCATTTCTGCCTTCGATCGGGAGCGCGTCCTGACATTCGGGCCGAAACAAGCTCGGCCCTTCATCCATGGCAGCGATGCGACGCAGGCTCGGAAATACCTCGCCGCGGGTGCCGATCTGATGCTTTGCAGGGAGGTGTTTCAGGCAGGGTTTCAGCAGGCAAAGGCGCAAAACGAAACCATCCCGGGAACGCTGAAGTATTTCGAGACGCGCATTGCCAATGCGATCGCCACGGCTGCCAAGCCGATGAAGGCCGGATCGGCATCAGCAGGAGACCGGCAATCGCGGCCGCAAACCGTTTCCGGCCCGGATGATTTCACTTGGCAGCTCCGCATCGAGACCTTCCGCGCCAAGGGCACATGGAACGCGATCTGGGGCGCAAAGCCCAATGAACCCGGCTGTCTGGCGCCGAAGCATCTGCTCGAGGGCAAGACCGATGCGGCGTGACCCGACGAGCCCATTGGGCGGCTGGCAGAGCAGCATTTGCACGTTGAGTCCGGAGCAGATCGAGGACTATCGGCGCCGCGCCTTCCATGCCGGTTTCTTCGATATTCGGCTCGATGATTGTCGCCTGGCCGAAAGCGAGCGGCAGGTTCTGATTACCATCGGTCAGCGCATTTGGGGGAGATAGATGATCATGGCAAAGCGTCGACCGACCCGCGAGGCCGACGTCTGGGATGGCTGGGCCCCGACCGATGAGATGATCATGCGTGCAGCTGCCAGCCAGCCTTTCTGGACGCACTGGGAACGCGAGAAGGTCGAGAGCATCCAGGAGCTCTATGACGCCTTCACGATGCGCTGTTCAGCCCTTCTGGTGCGATCATTCGATCCAGCGCGGGTGCAGCGGCACGCGGCGCCGTTCATGTCCCAGGCCGAGGAGGACATCTACAGCCGCCTGGTTCAATGGCTGCGCGATGTCCATGACGCCGGCCTGCGGCGTTACGTGCCAATGGCGCAGGGCGTAATCGTTAACGAGGATCAGTGCCCCGACAAGCACCTGTTCGAACGGATTGTCGGGTTCCATGTGAAGATCCGGCAGGCCGAGCTACAGCGGTATGTGGCACAGAAGCATCGAAAGTGAGGTCGCCGTGAGAAGATTCATTGGATTAAAACATCAACAGGACATTCCTTCGCTCACACCGGCCGAGATGGAGAAATTCTGGCACCGCGTGGACAGGTCCGCGGGATGGGGATGTTGGCGCTGGTTGGGTGGATCGAACGGCGGCCGGCCAGTGATCGTGGTTGCTGGCAGGAAGTTCTTTGCGCGCCGGGTGTCCTGGGCGCTGATCCGGGGCGAATCGATCGACGGCTTGGATATTCGAATGAGTTGCCACGACTCCAAGTGCGTTAATCCTTGGCACATGAGCCTATCGACGCGCGTCGAGACTGCCCGGGACAACGGCAAGTTAGGCAGAGCCGCTTACGGAGATCGGGCCGGTGCGGCCAAGCTTACTGAGGAGCAGGTGTCTCGTATTAGACGTCTGCTTGCCATAAAGCTGCATGATTTTAACGATTTAGCGGCAATGTTCGGTGTCAACAAAGAGACCATTAGAGCGATTGCCAAAGGCCGTACATGGAAGCGCAATGATCAAGCTATTGACAAACGGGCGCCTTAACCATCAGTATCTAGTGGCGCTGGGATAGCTGCGCCTAAATCGAAGTGCCGCACATCCCCAAAGCCCCGAGCCTCATGGCTGGGGCTTTTGCTTTTTCGGAGATGGCATGACGAAGCGACGGCTGGTTACCCTGTCCAGCCGGGTGCAGCCGCTGCGCCAGCCGTTAATGGCGCCAAGGCCGAAGCAACGTGACCCATTCTACGGCAGTCCGGAATGGCGCCAGCTGATCGCCGGGATCGTCAAGGCGCGCGGCCGGCGCTGCGAGGAATGCACCCGGACCCATGACAGCGAAGGCAAGCCGATCCGTGTCTTCGGTGACCATATCGTCGAGCTGAAGGACGGCGGCGCGCCGCTGGAAGACAGCAATATCAAGCTCTTATGCGGCAGCTGCCATACCATCAAGACGAACGCGAAGCGCGCCGAACGCGCGGCGAAAGTCTGGTGACAATCGATTTGCAAGCAATTGCAAGGGGATGGGGGTTTAATTCTGCGATGCCGAACAGGTGCTAGGACCGCGTCGGTGGCATGCGCAGAAAATTTTTCGTCCGCCGAAATTCCGGGCCCTGCGCTCGGTTTGTGCACAAATTGGAGAATTCGCAAATCATGGCTGGAAAGCGGAAAGCAGCTTTCAGGCCGACGGCTGTGCAGCGTCGTGACGTCATGCTCTTCAAGGCCGGCGGCATGTCGGATGATGGCATCGCGACCGAACTAGGCATCTGCCGCAATACCCTGCTGAAGCATTTTGCGATCGAACTCGCCGCCGCACATCAGAAGGAAATGGCGGCGAATCTCAGGCGGCTGCGCAAGGCAGCAAACGCTGGCAATGTCACGGCGATACGCCATCTTGATCACAAGTTCGGCCTGGTCGCCGCCGAGGATGCCTTCACCGGCGACAGCAGGAGAGAACCCAGGTCGACCGTCAAGGGCAAGAAGGAACAGGCCGCCGACGCGGCGGAAACGGCCGGCGTTGGCACCGGCTGGGGCAATGATCTGAAAACGCCGGGTACGCGCGTGAACTGATGGGCGCCTGGCTGACGGCCTGCCCGGATTGGGAACAGCGGTTCCTCTGCGGGCAGACGCTCGTGCCAGACCTGCCACTCTTTACCGAAGAGGCGGCAAAGGCGCTCCGCGTCTATAAGCGGCTTCGTGTGCCCGATATGCATGGCAAGCCGACGCTCGGCGAAGTATCCGGACCCTGGGTCTTCCCGATCGTTGAAGCGATCTTTGGATCCTACGATCCAGACAACAATGTCCGGATGATCCAGGAGTTTTTCTGGGTCATCCCAAAGAAAAACGGCAAGTCATCATCAGCCGCCGCGATCATGGTCGAGGCTCTGATCCTGAACCGGCGCCCCGAGGGCGAATATATCCTCGTCGCGCCGACCAAGGGTGTTGCTGACATCGTCTTTTTGCAAGCGTCGGGCACCATTCGGGCCGACCCAGAGCTGGAAAAGCTCTTTCAGCTCCAACCGCATATCAGAAAAATCACACATCGGCGCACCGGCGCCACGCTGCAGGTCAAGGCAGCCGATACCGACGTCATCACCGGCGGCAAGCAGGTCGGAACGCTGATCGATGAAACGCACGTCTTTGCCGATAAGGCGGCAGCAGCAGAGATCTTCATCGAGATCCGCGGGGCCATGGCGGCGCGCCCGGATGGGTTCCTGATCCAAATCACGACCCAATCGAAGAGCCCGCCGGCGGGCGTTTTCAAAGCGGAACTAACCAGAGCCCGCGACGTCCGCGATGGCAAATTGATTCTGCCGCTGCTGCCGATCATCTATGAGCTGCCGCAAAGTCTTGGCCGTGAAGCGTGGAAAGACGAGCGTTATTGGAGCCTGATTAATCCAAACCTGAACCGCTCGGTGAGCCTCGATTTTCTCCGTCGCGAGCTGGAAAGCGCGGAACGGCAGGGAGCCGCACAGCTCGCGCTGTTCGCATCGCAGCATTTCGATGTCGAGATCGGCATTGGCCTGCAGACGGACCGCTGGGCTGGTGCCGATTATTGGGAACAGAGGGCTGATACTTCGCTCACCCTCAATGAGCTGCTCGATCGTAGCGAGGTCGTAACGGTCGGCATCGATGGCGGCGGCCTCGACGACTTGCTCGGCTTGGCCGTGCTCGGGCGCGAGAAGAAGACGCGCCGTTGGCTGCTGTGGACGCATGCCTGGGCGCACCCGATCGTGCTGGAGAGACGCAAGGAGATCGCGCCGCGTCTCCTGGATTTCGAGAAAGATGGCGATCTTACGCTGGTCGGCGAGATCGGTCAGGACGTGATCGGTGTCTGCAGCATCATCGAGATCATCGAGCGCCGTGGGTTGCTGCCGGAAAAGGAAGGAATCGGCGTCGACAGGGCCGGCATCACTGAGATTGTCGATGCCCTGGCGCGCCGAGGCTTTTCTGCCGATCAGGGCGGCATGATCGTCGCCGTGCAGCAGGGCTGGGCTCTGACGCCCACGATCAAGACGGCAGAACGGCAATTGGCGGGCCCGTATTTCGCTCATAGCGGCTCGCGGTTGATGGACTGGTGCGTCGGCAACGCGAAGGTTGAACCTAAAGGCAATGCGATCCTGATCACAAAGCAGGTCTCCGGCTCGGCCAAGATTGATCCACTGATGGCGACCTTTGATGCGGTCGCCTGCATGGCTCTGAACCCCGAGGCGGCCGGCGCCTTCATCTACAACGAACGCGACGCAATCATCCTTGCTTGAGGCGAAATGAGCTTCCTGAAACGACTGTTCAGCCGCGACGCTGCGACGGGCGAGCGCATCTCTGCGCCCGAAGCAAAAGCAGCAGCGGCCGAGGGCGGCACCTGGTCGGGTGGTACGTTCGGGGCGCCGTCACTGGCCGGCTCCGTCCGATCGCTGACTGGCGTCACCATGAATCAGGTGACAGCCCTGCAAGTCTCGACGGTCTTTGCCTGCGTCTCGATCCGTGCCGAGGATGTCGCGCGCTGCACCGCCAGGCTCTTCCGCCAGCTGCCGGACGGCGACAGGGCGGAAATTGGCCCGAAGCAGCACCCGATCGCCATGCTGCTGAAACGCCCGAACGATTTTCAGACCTGGTTCCAGTTCGTCGAGCAGATGGAACTCAATAGCCTGCTGCACCACAACGCCTATGCAGTGAAGCTCTATGATCGCCGTGGCAATATCGAGGAAGCGATACCGATAAACCCGGCGCAGGTCATCATGATGGCCGGGCCGGATGGCAGGCTGATGTATAACGTCGCGCGCCTCGGCCTTTGGGAGCAGGCGAAGCTGGTCGATTATGGCCCGGTCATCGCCGCCGAGGACATGATCCATCTGCGCGGCCTGACTTTGAACACGCTGCTCGGCTATTCGCGGATGCAGCTGGCGCGGGAAGCAATCGGCCTTGCCATGGCGCAGGAACAGCAGGCTGCGCGGTGGATCGGTAACGGCGCCCGGCCCTCCGGTGTGCTGAAGACCGACAAATCGCTGACCCAGGAAGGAGCCGATCGGCTGAAGTCGGTTTGGCGGACGCTGACCGCCGGCTTGAACAATACCGGCGCTACTCCTGTGCTGGAGAACGGCCTCAGCTGGGAAAAACTCGGCATGAATTCCGTCGATATGGAATTCTCCCAGTCCCGCAAGGATCAGATCCTGGAAATCTGCCGCTTCTTCCGGATGCCGCCGCATAAGGTCGGCATGATGGACGGTGTCGCCAAGGCCTCGCTTGCCCAGCAGGACCAGGATTACGTCAACAACACGATCATGCCGGACCTCGAGCGCTGGGAGACAAGCCTGGAGCGTGCCTTCGATCTCGACCTTTCAGATTATGAGATCGATTTCGATGAGACGCAGCTCGCCCGGGCCGATGTCCAGACCCGCTATACCAACTATCGCACCGGCATCATGAGCGGCTTCCTCAAGCAGAACGAAGCCCGCAAGGCCGAGAATCTCAAGCAGGACCCGGACGGCGACAAGCTGCTGGTTCCATCGAGCATGGTGCCGCAGGGCAGCGACATCAATGGATCGGCCGACGACGGGGCCGGCCGTCCGCCCGCAGGTCAATCCGAGAAGGTGTGAGATGAACAAGAAATTCGCTAACGCCGCCGTCGTGAAGAGCGAAGGTCTGGGCGATAGGCAGATTCGCGCCCGCGCCTCGGATGCGACGGTCGATATGGTCGGCGATATCCTGATCCCGAAGGGCTGCTCGCTGCGCGGCAATACGCAGACGGTCAAGGTCTTCGCTGATCACGAATCGAAGATCGCCAACACGCTCGGCAGCGCTGAGGTGACGATCACTGATAAGTCGGTCGATGCCGTCATCACCTTCCTGGAGAAGGGCATCAGTCCGCTCGCCGATCTTGCATGCGAGCTCTACAAGTCCGGCGTCCTGACCGATGTCTCCGTGGGCTTCGATCCGGAAGAGGCCGAACCGCGGCGGGGCGGCGGCATCATCTTCACTAAGTGGAAGTTCCTCGAGCTTTCCTGTGTCGGCATCGGCTGCAACGAGAACGCCGTGACGACCGCGAAATCCGCCGGGCATGAGGGCGCCCATTTCTGGCTGGAGGCCGACGAGCATATGACGCGCGAAGCGATCGCCAGGGCCGGTGAAGTGCTCAAGGCATGGCTTGCGGACCCCTCGACACCGCTGGTGCTCGACAAGGGCCTCCATCTGAAATCGACCATTGCCACGAAGGCCGACGAGACCGATTGGCGTGTCGGCGCCTCGGGTGACCTGCCGCTTGGCGACGATGGTACCTGGGACGGCCCGGCGGCCGCCAAGAAGATGCTCGACGATGCCGCGGGCGAAGACGGCACGATCGATGTCGACAAGGCGAAGCGCGGCTTCCTGGTCTATGACCTGAAGAACGCCACCGAGCGCGGCGGCTACAAACTGCCCTTTGCCGAGCTGATCGACGGCGAGCTGAAGGCCATGCCGGGTGGCCTCCGCGCCGCGGCATCCCGACTTTCCGGTACCGATATCCCCGACGCAGCCAAGGAAAAGGCCCGGAGCGTCATCGATAGCTATGAGGCGAAGATGAAAAACGACAAGGCAATTGCCGAGATCAAGACGAAGCTGCTCGATCGTTTCAAGACCAAGGGCCTCTATGACGTGGCGCAGCTTGCCTGCCTGCTCGATCAGCTGGGCTGGCTGCAGTACTGCGCCGAAGATGAGGCGGAGTGGGAGGGTGACGATTCGCTGGTCCCCGGCATGCTCGCCAACCTGTTGCAAGCCGGTGCCGAGGCACTCATGGCGATGGCCAAGGAAGAGACCGACGAAGCGCTGGCGATCGCCCTGCGCAAGACCGTGGCCCAGATCCGCACCAAGGAAGCAATCACCAAACGGGCGAAGAAAATCGCCTGAGCCTTTCCGGCAGGCCGCCGGATAGCCCGTTCCGCCCTTGGGCAAGGCAGCAGCGACGTGATGTCGCCGCGTCCCAACGAAGGAGCCTCTTATGGCCAAGAAGCGAGCTGAGCTGGAAGCCAAGCGCATCCAGCTCTCCGATCGCATGAACGCGATCGCCGAGATGCCGGCGGCTGAAATGACGCCGGAAGTCCAGAAGGAGTTTGATACCGCGGAGAAGGATATTGAGGCGCTCGATACCGAAATCTCCAATCTTGACCGCGCCTTCCGCGCCAGCGCTGCCAAGGCGAAACCGGTCGGTGGCGGCGCTCAGCCGGCTACCGTGCCGGCCAAGGCCAAGGGCGAGGACTATCCGGTCGGCCGGTATGTGAAGTCGCTCTATGCCGGCCATGGCAATATGTTCCAGGCGGCAGAGCATGCCCAGCGCACTTATGGTGATGACGATATCGTCACCAAGGCGCTGAGCACGGCAGTCGCGGCTGACGGCGGCGCGCTGGTGCCGGAAGACTTCGCCGACCAGGTGATCGAGCTGCTGCGCCCGGCGACCGTCGTCCGTTCCAGCGGCCCCGTCGTCGTGCCGATGCCGCGCGGCACCATGCGCATGGCCCGCCAGACCTCTGGCGTCGCCGGCAGCTACGGTTCCGAGGGCGGCGCGCTCTCGGCCGAGCAGATGAAGGTCGATGATATCGTCGCGACCTTCAAGAAGCTGCGCGTCCTGACCCCGATCAGCAACGATCTGCTGCGTTATGCTTCGCCGCAGACCGATCGCATGGTCCAGCAGGACATCGTCCTCGGCCTGGCCCGCACGGAAGATTTTGCCTTCCTGCGCGGCGACGGTACTCAGGACTATCCGACCGGCCTGAAAACCATCGCTACCCGTGCCGCCAACAGCTTCGCGAGTAACGGCACGCCGACGCTGGATACCGTTTCGGCTGAGCTCAATAATGCCATCCTGAAGCTCCAGCAGGCCAATATTCCGATGTTGAGCCCGGCTTGGTTCTTCAATCCGCGCACGGAGCTCTATCTCAAGAACCTGAAGAATGCGAACGGGTTCTACGTCTACAAAGACGAGATGAGCGAGAGCAAGACCTTGCTCGGCTATTCGTTCAAATCGACGACCGCGATCCCGGCCAACCTCGGCGGCGGCGGCGACGAATCGGAGGTTTATTTCTCCGATATGTCGCAGCTGATGATCTTCGATTCTCTCGCCCTCGGTCTCGCGATGTCGACTGACGCCACCTACACGGCGTCGGACGGTTCGCAGCGTAACGCCTTCGAGCGCGACGAGACGCTGATCCGCGGTATCGCCGAGCATGATTTCCACGCCCGGCATGATACCGCCGCCGCCTTGATCACCGCCGTCAAGTGGAAGTTCTAACCGTCAGCTAACCGGCTGGGCGGCGAGACCCGCCCATCCGAACAGAGGAGATTACTATGCAGCGGATTCTCGCTACCGATCCGGGCAGCGTGCTGAAGGCGGTCATCGCCAGCACGATCCAGGATGTCACCGCCGGCGCCACGCCGGATAATCACAACGTCACCGGGCTTGCCATCGACCGGGAAGCCATGCGCATGCCGCCCGCGGCTGTGCTGACGATCCTGTTCGAGGCGGTCCTCGCTGCGGCGAAGACCCTCAGCATCAAGAGCGTCTCGATCCAGCACAGTGATGATGGGGCGACCAATTGGGCGACCTATCTGACGCTGACCGATCCCGGTGTCGTCGCCACCGGCCAGAGCGGCGGCTCGACCGAGCGCGGGCAGGTGCAGAACAGCGTCAATCTGTCCGGTGCGAAGCGCTGGGTGCGCGCGATGTTCACGCCGGACCTGTCGGCGACCAATACCGACACCTGCGAAGTGGTGAGCGAGCTCATCTTCACCGGCTTCGACACGATCCCGCACGTCTAAGCGCTGCGGTGAGCCTGGCCGGCGCCATCCCGGCGCCGGCGCCTTCCTTCGGAGTTTCCTCATGGTTGTCGAGTTCCAGAAGACCGTTACCCCCTATGTGAAGGGCGACGTTGCGGAGATCCGTGACGATGCCGCCAAAGGCCTGATTGAAAGGGGTGCGGCGAAAAGCTATCAGACCCGCGATGCGCGTCCCGCCGAGAACCGGCAGCGTCAGGCCGGTCAGTAAGGCCCAGAACGATGCGGGTCGTCAGCACGGTCCTGACGCCAGCCGGCAGCGCCGCGCTGACGACCTGGTCGGATGTCCAGCTTGAACTCGGCTTGGCCGACGCGGCTCAGGCATGGACGGAGAAGGCCATCACGCGGGTGAGCGCCATTATCGCCCAATATTGCAACCGCGTTTTCGGATTGCGCACTGTCCAGGATGAATTCCTCGCCGATTTCCAGCCCTTCGACTGGCAATACCCCGATGCGCGAGAAGAGCTCCGGCTTTCGTCGTTTCCGGTTCTGTCAACCATATCAGTGACGCTGGACGGCGATGACATTGCGGAAGGCGTCGATTATCGCCTCGACAAGACGAACGGCAAGCTGCTGCGCCTCGATGTCGCCGGCGATGTCAGTAAATGGGCCGCTCGGCCGGTGATCGCCGTCTATGAAGCCGGTTTTATCCTGCCGACCGATAGCGGATATATCGCCGGCGACGCCTCAGCCCTGCCGGCCGATATCCAGGACGCGGCGATTTCGCTGGTGAGGGCCCGGCACTTCGCCCGCAAGCGTGATCCGCTGCTGAAATCCGAGGACGTGCCGGATGTCGGCGCAGCGCAATATTGGATCGGCTCGGTCGGCGACAAGCAGATGCCGAGCGACATCGCTGCCATTCTGGACAATTACCGGGTCGGCGTCGTCGCATGAGTCCCGAAGAAGCGATCAGCATGCTGGATCGGCAGCTGGCTAATAATGGCAAGACCGTCACGGTCAAGAAACGGATCGATGGCAGCCTGACGAATCTCGAGCAGTACACTTGCAAGACCATGCACCGGACCTGGACCAAGGGGCGCGGTAGCGATGAGCTGGCCGGTGGTGTCCAGCAGCAATATGTTCTCGTCGTTTTCTCGCCAACCGATATCCCGGCAGGTTTCGGCACGGCTGCCGGCGGCCAGCAATGGCCCGATGTTGGCGACATCATTAGCGCCGATGGGCGCGACCGGGAAATAAAGGCCAGCAACCCTATCAAAATGGATGACGTCCTGGTCAGGATCAATTGTCAGCTGGTCGGCTGACGATGATCCATTCGACGGCGAAATGGTCCGGCTCGGTCGCTCGGCCCGAGCTGGCTTGGCGGGCCGACCCGATCTGGGCCGGTGAGACGGTGATCTGCATCGCCTCCGGCGCCAGCCTGACGCAGGCGGATGTCGATCTCTGCCGCGGCCGCAGAGTGGTCGCCGTCAATGACTGCTGGCGCCTGGCACCCTGGGCGGACTGCCTGTTTGCCGCTGACGCTTCCTGGTGGCAGGCAAAGGGTCCGAAGCCGGAGGAATTCGTCGGCATGCGGGTGACGACGGACCGGACGAACCCGGCCGGCTGCAAAGTAATGCTCTGGAACCGGATGACGGGATTGGCTGCCGATCGGCGCTATCTCTGCACCGGTGCCAATTCCGGTTACTCGGCCGTCAATCTGGCGGTCCACCTGAACAATGGCGCCGCACCGATCGTGCTGCTCGGTTACGACATGACCGGCGCGCACTTCTTCGGCCGGCACCCGGAGCCGCTCCGCAATCCCGAAGAGTCGCATTTCCGGCAGTGGCGCGAGAACTTCGCAACGCTGGCCGAAGCCGCGGCCAGGCGGGACCGGCCGATCAAGATCATCAACGCGACGCGGGCCACGGCTTTGACGTGCTTTCCCCGCATGAGTTTGGAGCAAGCGCTTGCCCTATCCTGACGTGATCGGCGAATTCGAGACGATCGAGGCCTGCAAGTCGCGCTCGATCGCCCGTTATGGAGACGGTGAGTTCAATCTGGCGATCGGCCGCAAATGTGTCAGTCAGGAGGCAGATGACCGGCTCGCCGCCGAACTGCGCGCGATCCTGGCGCAGCCGACGTCCTGTATGGTTGGGATCCCGAACATCGCGCAAAGCCCCCGGGCGATCTCCTGGCAGAAATATGCCGACGGCCCGGCCGGCAGGCTGCTCGGTAAGGGTCCGTTCTATTCGAGCTTCATCACCCGGCCAGACAATGCGCCGCATATCGACACGCTGGCCTATTGGGATGCCATCTGGTCGCTCTGGCGCGGCAAAGACGTCACCCTCGTGCTCGGCGACCGCCGGTCGCTACGCCCGGAGATGCTCGAAGAGACCGGCAAGCTGACCGTGATCGAGGATCTGCGGCCGGTGACCGAGGGCGGCTGGACCAAGCATGCCTATCGGCATGTCGACGAGATCGAGGAGCGGATCGGGACGCCGGCCGGCACCGTGATCATGTGCCTCGGCGCTACCGCGACGGTCCTCGCCGAGCGGCTGGCGCGCAAGGGCGTCCATGCGCTCGATCTTGGCCACGTCGGCATGTTCGCGCGGCACGCTGGCATCTACCGTTACAGTCAGGATGACCTCTGTTCGCCGGCTTACCGGCAGACGCTCGCTCTGGTCCGAAAGAACGTGAAGGGCTGGGGCGGCGATGGCGGCAAGCATGCCGATGAAGCGCGGCGCCTGGCGGACGAGTTCGAGGCGGCGACCATCCTGGACTATGGATGCGGTACCGGCAAACTGGCCGAAGCAATGGCGCCGCGCCGCGTCATGCAATACGACGCCGGCATCGAGGGCAAGAATGGCATGCCGAAGCCGGTCGATCTGGTCGTCTGCACCGATGTCCTTGAACACGTCGAGCCGGAAAAACTGGATGCGGTGCTCGATCATCTGTTCCGGCTCGCCGGCAAGGCGCTCTATGTCGTCATCTCGACCCGGCCGGCGCGGACGATCCTGCCGGATGGCCGCAACGCCCATCTTTTGGTGAAGCCGGCCGATTGGTGGCATGCCAAGTTCCAGGAGCAGGGCTGGAAGGGCGCCTATCGCCGCGAAGGCGATGACAAGGAAGCCCGGTTCTGGTTCCGGAAATGATCAGCCGCGCCGACTGGACCCCGCAGGTCAGCGACGAAGCCTTCGCTTTCCTGGCGATCCAACGCGGCCGGCTGAACGACATCGTCGGCAATCGGGCGGCTTGGCTGGAAGCCTATAAGACATCGCTGTTCGACTGGTACGAGACCGCGTTGCCCTACCTGCCGGAAGCCTGCGGCGCGATCTGCGATATCGGCGGTGGGATGGGCGGTATAGATGCGCTGCTGAGCCTGCATTACGGCGGCACCGATGTTTTCGTCCTGGACGGCGTCGCCGATCAGCCGATTTTCGCGCAGACCATACGGCCGTTCAATGACATGCGGGTGACGGCCCGTTTTCTGGCGGCGAATGGCATCGAGACCTTCGGCTATTTCCCGCCGGCTTCGCGTTCGACCGAGACCAAGTTCGACCTGATCCTCAGCTGCCAGGCTTGGTGCTTTCATCTGCCGCCGGCGGCCTATGCCGAATTCGCCCTCGATGGCTGGAAGAATGGTACGCGCATGATCGTCGATCTCCGGCGTGGCCGCACCGACTGGCGCGAAGAGCTCGAGGCGGATTTCGGCCGGGCCGAGGTCATCCATCAGGATCGCAAGTTCGAAAGGCTCGTTTTCGGGCATGCCTGACCAGATCACGGTCCTGGCAGGCGGCTGGTCGGCGGGCCTGCTGGACCTGACGCAGCTGCCGGGTCTGGTGATCGGGGTCAATGACAGCGCCATCCATGCGCACTGCGATCATGTCGTCTCAATGGACCGGCTTTGGACCGAGCATCGCGCCGCGCATCTGGCGTTCTGCAACATGCCGGCGCATATCCGCGCCGCGGCGCTGAAGAATGTGAAGCCCTGGCCGTCGCTGAAGCCTTTCGAATGTGATCATAGATCGGCGGTCTTCTCGGACGAGCCCGGCATCTTGAATGGGACGAATTCCGGGCTCTGCGCCTTCAATCTCGCCTACCAGATGCGACCGAAACGGATCTTCCTGATCGGCTTCGACATGCAGAAGGGCCCTAACGGGGCAGGGCACTGGTTTCCAGATTATCCGTGGGCACCTGGCGGCGCGACCAAACAGGGGAAATACAATGCTTGGGCAATGGAATTCCATTGCGCCGGCGGTAAATGCCACGCGGCCGGGATCGAGGTCATCAATGTGGGTGAGCGGTCGCTGATCGACGCTTTCCCGAAGATCAACAGCAAGGATTTCGGTCGTTACCGATGAGAGATGTGACCCTCTGTTTAAGCTTCTACATCAACAATTCTATGCTGGCAGAGCAATACCGCCAGCTCCGCGCGCTGCCGGCTGATCTGAAAACGCATCTTCGCCTGATCGTTGTCGATGACTGCTCGCCAGATCCAGCCTGGGCCGAGGATCTCGGCTTGCCGATGCGTCTCTATCGGATGCAGAAGGATATCGCCTGGAACCAGGATGCCTGTCGCAACTTGGCGGTCAAGGAAGCCGAGACCGACTGGGTCCTGATGACGGATATGGACCACATCGTCCCAGAACAGACATGGCGCCGCGTCATTACCGGTAGCCTCGACCCGAACACCGCCTTTCGGTTTGCCCGCGTCTCGATGCCGAAACGGGACGCATACAAGCCGCATCCGAACAGCTGGCTGATGACGACAGCGGTCTTCGAGAAGGCCGGCGGCTATGATGAGCGGTTCGCCGGCTATTACGGCACCGATGGCGACTTCGTCGGCCGATTGAGTGCGCAGGCGCCGATCGAGCAGCTGAAGGAGCATATCATCCGCTACCCGCGCGAGGTGATCCCGGATGCCTCGACAACGACGCTGATCAGGAAGTCGGAAGAGAACGGCGAGGCGATCAAACGGATCAAGGCCGAGCGTAAGCTGGAAACCGATGGCCGCCCCAAGCGCTATCAGACGCCCTGGGAGCGCATCGCCTGATCATGCTGTCGATCGTCTGTTTTAAATGGAAACCGAAGGGCGCCTATCGGTCGATCTTCGGTGCCCAAACCGTCAATATCCTGAAGCGGATGGTCGACCGGCATTATGCCAACCCGCACCGCGTGATTTGCGTTACCGATGACGCTCGCGATATCGATCCGGATATCGAGATCATGCCGCTCTGGGACGATCACGCGAACGTGCCGTCGCCGCATGGTGCCGGCAATCCGAGCTGCTACCGCCGCTTGAAGGCCTACAGCAAGGAGGCGTCCGACTGGTTCGGTCCGCGCTTTGTCATTCTGGATCTGGACTGCGTCATCGTGCGCGACATGGTGCCGGTCTGGGACACGCCGGCGGATTTCTGCATCTGGGGCGATACCAATCCGATGAGCCCCTATAACGGCTCCATGCAGCTGATGAATACCGGAGCCCGGTCGCAGGTCTGGGAAACCTTCGACCCGGTCGAGAGCCCGAAGCGGTCGAAGGCGATGGGATATTTCGGGTCGGATCAGGGTTGGATCGCCGCCTGCCTCGGCCCGAACGAGAACAGATGGTCGACCGTCAACGGCGTCTATTCGTATCGCAACCATATCGCCCGCGCCGCCGGCAAGCTGCCGCCAAACGCGCGGATCGTCTTTTTTCACGGTCAAACGGACCCCTGGCATCCCCAGGCGCAGGCGTTAGACTGGGTCAAGGAGCATTACCGCTGATGGCCGAGGATTTCAGCCGCATCGTCGATCTCGGCGCCGAGCTGCAGCGCGACCTTGCGCAATTGCTACCGCAGGAAGTCCAGCAACTGCATGTCGCTTATGCCAAAGAGGTGAAGGCCGCGGAAATGTCTGCCGGCGGTTTCCGGCCGACCGAGGTGCAGACCATTGTCGACGGCCGGTCGCCGGCGGCCGAGGAACAGGTGCGGCCCTTCGGCATCATCGCTTATCGCTTCGGCTCGATTGTCGATGTGGCTTTCGAAGTGCGCGACCTGCTGATCAGGGAATCGCCGAAGGGCGAAACCGGCCTCTATTCGCAGAGCTGGTTCGCGATCGTCAACGGCGAGCCGGTTGCCTGGGAAGCGCTGGAGCAGACATGGAAGCCGGGCCAAGAGATCTGGATCAGCAACGACCAGCCGTATTCTCGCATCCTTGAAGTCGGCGCTGACCCCAATGGGCCGCTGCGGGTCTTCAAGGTGCCGAACCACACGACGCAGAAGATCCTGCCGGAAGCCCGCAGCCGGTTCGGCAATCTCGTGCGCATCAACGACACCTTCATCGACCTGCATGGTCCGGGAACAGGCAAAGCCAAGCCAAGCCGGACGCATGGCAGCTCGGTCCCCTGGATCCTGCAGAATTCGCAGGGTCGCAAGGGCCGGCTGGCCGGCGATCCGATCAACTATCCTGCCGTGGTGATCACGCCGCTATGAATATCATCGAAGCCCGCCAGGCCGTGAAGCAATACGTCACGGATCATTGGACGACGACGCCGATCGTCTGGCCGAACCCGGCCCGCCCCGGAAAGGGACCGCCGAAGCAGATATCGGACATCGATCCGCATTGGATCGCCCTCGAAATCCTGGATCTCAGGGCCGATACCGGCCTCGGCGAGGTTGGAAGCCGTTTCGCGCAGGATGACGGCTTGTTCATCATCAACGCCTTTGCACCGGTGATGACGGATGAGGATCAGCTTTGGAGCATCGCGTTCCAATTCAGCGAGATTTTCCGCGCGCTGAAACTCGATGGCTTGCAATTCATGTCACCGCGAATCCAGCCATCCGCCACGCGGTCCAGCGATGACGGCGCCTGGTACGCGCTGACCGCGACGGTGCCGTTCATGCTTTTAGGTACCGTCTGACAGACGGTCAGCCCTCATAGCCCTTGGGCAAGGCAGTGATCGAGGCGCCTCCAGGCGCCTTTTTCTTTATGGAGCCCCCAATGACTGCACAACCGTTACCAGCCTCTGGTTCCAAACTCTACATCGGCGGCATCGGCGATCTCGACGCCGAAACGGGTTGGACCCTGATTGGCCGCGTGATCACCATGGGTGAATGGGGCGGCAAAGACGATCTCATCGACTTCGTCGACCTCGGCACCGGTATCCACATCAAACTGAAGGGTCCGACCAATGCCGGGTCCATGGCATGCGGCATGGCGCGCGTGCCGAGCGATGCCGGCCAGGCCGCCTTGCAGGCAGCTTATGACGACAAGGTCAATGACTACAACTTCAAGGTTACGCTGCCGGATACGCCGAGCCATACCGGCGGCACGCCGACGACCCAGAAGTTCAAGGGCAAGGTGATGGGATATACGACCAATATCCAGAATGCGAACAGCGTCATCCAGGCCGGCGTCGCGATCGAGCTGACGAGCGTACCGGAAGAAACGCCGGCCGCGTAACAGCCAAGCCTTTTCTGATTGAGCCGTCGCAGATCCCTGCGGCGGCATTTTCTTTGGAGCAAACATGTCGAATTTGAACGATGGCGAAGTGCAGATTGTCCTCGGCGATGAAACTGTCACCCTGGAGCCGACGATCGAGGCCGTGAAATCGCTTTCAAGGCTCTATGGCGGCCTGCAGGGTGCCCTGAAAGCCTGCAGCAACCAGGATATCGAGGCGCAGGCGGCGATCGTGCAGATCGGCGCCAATATCGAAGACAAGGCCGATATCAAGATGCTGCCGCTACGGATTTTCAAGGCCGGCATGCTGAAGACGACGCCGCTGCTCAACGATTACATCCTGATGCTGATGAATGGCGGCAAGCCGCTCGTCGAGCAATCTGACAGCGGAAACGACGCGGGAAACTCACCTGGCTGAGCATCGAGGACTACTGCGTCCACCTCTACGGCATCGCTAGAGGGGTGCTCGGCTTTACCGAACGCGAGGCAATGCGCACGCCAATGCCTCGGATCGAAATCGCCCATAAGGCGCGCCTCGATTTCGAGATCGATATCAATCCCATGATCAAGAAACCGGAAGCGTTCCCGATTCCGACGCAAGCGCCTGAGGAGTTTTTCGCCATGATGAAGCGCAGGCAGAAGGCCAAGAATGGCTAATAATTTTCAGAAGATCTATCAGATCGTCATCAAAGCGACCGGCGCCGATGAGGTCGAGAAAGCGCTTGCCGGCCTTATTGAGACGACCAAACAAGCTGCGACTGCGACAGCATCCCTTGACCGTATCAATCAGCGATTTGAATCGTTACAGCGCAGCCTCGATCCCCTAGCACAATCACAGATGGCCCTCGCTAAGGGCCTAAATACGATCACGCAATATGCCAATGCTACTGGTCAGGCGCTGTCTACGTTTCAGCCCGAGATCCAGAAGCTATATGACAAATATGATGCTGGCACGAAAGCGGCCAAGGCATTTGCCGATGCTCAGAACGTCGACGCGAAATCCTGGGTCTCTCGCTATGACCCGGTAACGACTGCGCAGGCTCGGTATAACGATGCCGTCACGAAGGGCACCGCTCTTGTCAAAGCCAATCTGATCACCTCCGAACAATTTGCGGCGGGCCTCAGGTTCGAGCAGACGGCGCTTGACGCCGTGACTGCTGCGCAGAAGCGCGCCGCAGCTGGTGGCGGTTCACTGTTCGGCCTCAATAATATCGGCCGCATGGAGCTTCAGGCCTCGGCGATCAACTTCGTACAGGGCATCTCCGCCGGCATCTCCCCCCTTCGCATGATCCAAACCGAGGCGCCACAGGTCTTCGGCGCTCTTATCCAGGGTGGTTTGAAGGTCAGCGCCTCGATGCTTGGCATGGGCGCGGCGCTCGGTGGCGCGGCGCTTGTAGTGGGCGGTCTCGGATACGCTTTTGAAGCGGGATCAAGGCAGGCCAACGCCTTTAACCAGGCAATGCGGCTGACGGCGGACTCGTCTGGCATGACGAGCACGCGCCTCGAGCAGATCATCGCCTCGGCGCAGAAATTCAGCAATATCGGCGCCCTGTCGGCCCGCTCCGTCGCGACAGAGATGACGGCCAGCGGCAAGCTCAGCGCCGATGTCATCGAACGGCTGACCGGCCTGACCGAGGATTACGCCAAGGCCACCGGGCAGACGGCTGAAAAAGCCGGTACGGAGCTGACCAAGCTCTTCAGCGACCCCAAGCAGGGGATGCAGCAGCTTGACGACCAATATAACCTCCTCGATCAACAGCAGCGCCATTATATCGAGCAGCTGATCGCTCAGGGTGATCGGACCGGGGCGCAGATCGCGCTCTCCGATGCTCTGGCTGGCCGGATCCATAACGTCGCCGACAATGTCGGATATCTCGGGCAAGTCTTAAAAGAAACCGGACGTCTCTGGCAGGACTTCTGGAACGCCGCCGACAGCATCGGGCGCCCGGAGACGACCGGGCAGAAGCTTGCTGATTTGGATGCTCAGATCACAAAGCTGCAGCAAGACCGCGACAATCAGAGCCACGCTTTGCTTGGTCAGTTCCTGCCCTTCCCCGGGCAGCGCAACCTTCAGAACCTGATCAATCAGCGTTCCATCGTCGAGGCTCAGCAGGCCGCCGAAGAGCAGAAAGCCCAGTCCGATGCGGCGGCGGCACAGTTCCGCACGCTCACCAAGGACATGGGCGATGCGGCGCAAAAATATGACACCTTCACCTCCAAACAAAAGGCGCTGACGGACGAAATCGCCCGGTTTGATCGGGCCATTATCGAACTCGAAAGCCATAAGCCGGCCCAGGGTCCGCAGGGCGCCGCCTCATCCGCCCGCGATCAGGCCCTTCAGGATGCGTTGACGTCACGCCGCTTCGCCGCCGCCGAACAGGCGGCGATGCGGACGCCGCAGGATGAAGCCATTACCCGGTCGAATATCGATAAACAGGTAGCCGCCGCCGGTCCGATCACCCGGCCGGCGCTGCAGGCGCGTCTTACCGCCGAAGATTCTGCCCGCCACAACGTCCAGATTCTGGCGCAGCCGAATGCCGAGGATCTGATTAAGCAGCAGGGCCAGCTGGCGGCGACCAATGCTGTCCTCCAGCAGACGACAGCGATCAGGGACCAGAACACCCAGCTCACCCTGAACGCCCGGCTGACCCTGGCGACGGGCGAAGCCTGGATGCGCTCCGCGACCGAAGGCGCTACCGCCGCGGCACGCCAGCAGGCTGCCGTCGAGGCGCTGACCCAGCCGATCAATGTCGGCGCCCGGACGCTGCAGATCCTCAATCAGCAGGTCAATGATGCCGTCACTGCCGGCGCGCAGCAGGTGCGCTCGCTCGACGACCAGGTCACCGCGCAGGAACGCCTGGCCGCCGCGGCGAAGGGCGGCCCGCTCTCCGAACACCAGGCCGAGGTTACCAACCAGATCACGGCGGCGACCAAGGACCTGAACGACAAGATGGCGCTGGCGCTGAGCATCGGCAACACCAAGGCCGCGGCAGACTTTGCGGATCAGATCGGCAAGATCGCCGATCGGACACGTGAGGCCGATGCGGCGGCTACCAAGGCGGCGAAGTCCCTACAGCTATTCTCGGCCGTGGAAGACCAGGGCTATCAGATGCGCCTGCTCCAAGTACAAACGGACAATGTCGGGGCCAATGACAACCAGCAGCAAAAAGCTCTCGCCGTCGCGCAGGCACAGATCGATCTCGAGAAACAGCATCAGGACCTGACCAGTGACGACGCCAAGAAGTATCTGGCGAACGCCGCGGCGATCGCGGACATGAATGCCGAGCTGACCCGCCAAAAGGCGATCGCCTCTGAGCTGCCGAACGCCTTCGACCAGGCATTCGACCGGATCGGCGAGGCGGTCACCCAGTTCGCGGTCCAGGGTGGCAACGCCTTTCAATCGCTGCAGAACGTCGGCAATGCTGTCCTTTCCGAGCTTTTCCAGGAAGCGCTCAAGCTGTCGGTCGTCAACCCGCTGAAAAACTGGATGAACGGCGACGATGCGCTACCGAGCTGGAACGCCGTCATGAACCATGTGACGCAGGGCAGCGGGTCGGTCGCCGGGGCCCGAAATCAGTCGACAGGTGCCTTCGACATGGTGCCCTCGAGCGGCAGCTGGCTTTCCGGCATCGGTTCCTGGATCGGTTCGCTCTTCGCCGATGGTGGCGTTATGACCTCGCGCGGCCGCCTGCCGATCCGTGCCTATTCCGCCGGTGGCGTCACATCGACACCGCAGCTCGCCATGTTCGGCGAGGGATCAACCCCGGAAGCCTATGTCCCGGTGCCGTCTGGCCGCATCCCGGTCGAAATCCGCAACTTTCAGCCGGCGCAGGCCGCGAACAGCAACGGCGAGCGCCAACTGGTCGTCCATTTCAACTTCCAGACCGCGGCTGCGGTGGATGCCTTCAACCGCAGTCCGTCTCAACACGCCTATAAGGCCGCCCGCGCCTTGCAATCCTCTCTTGCGCGGAACGGCTGATGTCAGGGTTCGATGAGATCCGCATGCCGCAGAATCTGGCGGCCGGCGCCGTCGGCGGCCCCGGTTTCAGCACGACAGTGTTCCCGCTGAATTCGGGTTTCGAGAAGCGCAATCAGAACTGGGCGAAGTCGCGCTATCACTGGACGCTGACTCACTGGATGAAAAGCGAAGCCGATATCCAGGCGATGATCACGTTCTTCCATCGTCGCGCCGGCAAGGCGAACGGCTTCCGTTTCCAGGATCTCGCCGATTATCAGGTCACCGCCTATCAGCAGTTCGCGACCGGTGATGGCGCCACGACACAGTTTCAGCTCAATAAGACCTATACCGACGCCCTTGGCTCCTACCAGCGTATCATCAAGAAGCCGGTCAACAATTCGACGCTCAGCATCAAGGTCGGCAGCACGATCATCACTGAAGGCATCGGCTCCAGTCATTTCACCTGCGATTACACGTCCGGGATCGTGACCATCGGGACGGCGCCGGCATTGTTGACGGCGATCTATTGGACCGGCCAGTTCGATGTCCCGGTCCGGTTCGATACTGACCAACTGGATATCAATTTCCATCTGCTGCGGATCGGCTCCGCCGAAGGCCTCGATATCGTGGAGCTACGCCTGTGAAGGCAGCCACGGCGCCGATGGATACACATCTGGCCGGCGATCTCACCAAGATGACGCTGTGCTGCCAGGTCACCCGCAAAGACGCGCAGGTCTTCCGCTTCACGACACATGATCAGGATGTCGAATATCCGGCCGGCTCGGGCCTAATCTATTCGTCGTCTTTCGGATCGATTCCGAACGCCATCGACACGAACACCGATTACTCGGTGGCGACGCAGAACTATTTCGGCTTCTGGGACGATGCCGAAGTCTCCGAGACCGACATGATCGGCGGCAAGTTCAATGGCGCCGATGTCCGCATCTTCCTGGTGAATTGGTCTGATACCTCGGCGACAATGGGGCAGGTCAAGGAATTTCGCGGCAATTTTGGTCAAGCCTCGCTGACGAAGCAGGGATTCTTCCAGATCGAGCTCCGCTCGATGATGCAGAAATTGCAGCAATTGCTCGGCAGCTATTACAGTCAGACCTGTCAGCATAGCCTCGGCGATAGCAAGTGCCGAGTGCCGATCAAGCCTGACGATGTCCAGCGCGATACGGATTATGTGCTCGGTCAGATCGTCAAGGTGCCGGACATGATCCCGACGCCCGATAGCAGCGCCTATCATGACCGCATCTTTACTTGCACAACGCCGGGCCATACTGACGTCTCGGCACCATTTTATGACTACGCCGTCGGCAACACGACGACCGATGGAACGGCCGCCTTCACCGCTGCGGAAGCCTGGACCCGCGCCGGAATCGTGGCGGCAGGAACCCAGACGACCGCCGCGGACAAGCACAGCTTCAATGTGACGTTGACGGAACCGCGTGCCATCGACGGCTGGTTCAGCGCCGGTGTCCTGACTTTCGAGACGGGCCTCAATGCCGGCATCTCTCTCGAGGTCAAGAACTGGACCGCATCAGGCGCGATCATGGGGCTGCGCTATGCGCTGCCTTTCGTGCCAGTCGCCGGCGACAAGTTCAGCGTTTATGCCGGCTGCAACCTGTTTAAATCCGGCTGTAAGAAGTTCAACAATATCATCAATCGGCTCGGTTTCGACGATATCACCGGCGAAATCGCGATCCTCGGTTACGGCATCGGTGACGGCAATGTCAGTGTCGGGACCTGAGATCGCCGCCGCCGCCCGCAAATGGCTGGGCGTCAAATGGCGCCACCAAGGCAGGTCGGGACGCGGGGTCGATTGCATCGGCATAGGCGTCTGTGTCGCCGCGGATCTCGGTTTCAAGATTCAGGACCGCACCAATTACGGCCGGGAGCCGATACCGACCGAGATCGTCGCGGCCTTTCGCGGCAACGGTTTCAAGGAGGTCATCCCGAGGACCATGCGGCAAATAGGCGACGTGCTGGTCTTTCGTGACGGCCGGCATATCCGCCATGTCGGCATCCAGTCGCAAAAGCACGATGTTCCGCATCTGATCCATGCGGCCGCCGGACTGCGCCAGGTCGTCGAGGAACCGCTGACATCTGAATGGTTGGCGAAATTGGTCTACGTCTTCAGGTTTCCCGAGGTCGATTGAGAAAATGGCACGTACCGCGATTGTCACCGGAGCAGGTCTGCTTGGTGCGGCGATCGGCTCTGAGTTCGGCAGTCCCGGCCTCGGCTTCACATTGGGCAGCCTTGCCGGTTCCGTCGTTGCAAGCTTTGCCGTGCCGAGCGGGTCGACGACAAAAGGCCCGCGCATCTCCGATCTCAAAGTTACGTCCTCGGCCTATGGCGCCTTCATCCCCTATGGCTTCGGGACCGTCATCGTCGGCGGCAACATCATCTGGTCGACCGATCTCAAGGAGCACAAGAAGAAGAGCAAGAGCGGCAAGGGCAGCAGCGATACCGCTGGTACGGCGATCACCTTCTACTACACCGCCTCTTTCGCCCTCGGTCTTGCCTATGGTCCTGCCCAGGATGTGCTTCGCATCTGGTTCGACGACAAGCTCTATTTCGACAAGACCGGAACCGGCCCTGTTATCAAGAAGGGCGGCCTTACGTTCCGCTTCTATCCGGGCGATGACAGCCAGCTGCCGGATCCATCAATCGTTGCCGCACTGGGCGAAGAGAATACGCCAGCCTGGCGAGGCCTTGTCTATATCGTCTTCGATGAACTCGACTTGAGCCCGTTCGCCAATCGCATTCCGACGATCAAGGTCGAGTTCACCTATAACGCGGTGCCGACATTTCCCTATACACCGCTGACGATACCTGCTGGAGCACCGGCGCCGACAGGTTCGTTCCTGGCGGTGGATCTCACGCGCAACGTTGCTTATACGACATCCACCGGAAATGCCTATTTGGAGCGCATCAACCTCGACACGATGACGCTCGATTTCTGGAAAGACGGAAATATCGTCAATTCCGCAGGCAACGGATTTGTGAAGAATGCCTTGGGCGTCGGTCTCGATGGCTATATTTATGGCTCAGATGGCTCGGCTTATAATGATACGCCTCTTCTGAAGGTCAATCCCGAGACGTTGATGGAGGTTGCCCGGGGCGGGCTCGACGGAGATTTCACCGGCTATCCCACGGCGATTACCGGAACGGCTGATGATATTGCTTCCATCCAGAACTTCGGCGTCAATGCTGTCAACACCTATGCGATTATCATCAGCCGTTTCGCCGCGACCGGATTTGTCGGCGTCTTGACCGTCAATGGCGGCCCGTCGGCGGCGGAGGATATCTCCGCTGGTTCACTGCCGATTCAATTAGCTGGTTGGTCAGAAGGCACGCCCGGAGATGGGCCGGCGATCTATATGGTCGGGGCGACTGATCTCTCCAGTACCGGCGCGATCGATACCATCGAATCCTGGGCCTATGCCTATGGCATGCTGGCTGACGGTCAAATCGTTCGGGTTATCGTTGCCGGCTATCCGCTGTTTCAAAATACCTATGGCGGCGGTGCTGAGGCCCTGGCGAAAGGCTGCGCGATTGATTATTTCGATCCCCTTTCTTTGGATGACATCGCCGCAGCGGCTGGAAAATATTCGGGATATTACCTCACTTACAACACCGTTGGAACGGGATGGTGGGACCAGACCGACGACACAATCATCTTCACATGCCGCCTGAATAAAGGATCGGGGTCCGATGTCCTGCTGGTCAAATACAAGCCGGACAAGCAGAACCTGTTTACGCCGATAGACACCGTCATTTGGGCGACGGTCGTGACCGGCGGTCTTTTTACCGGCACGACACATGGAACAAAATTGATCGGCAACCGCCTCGCTTATATGATGGGCAATGTGGTTTATCAGTTCGATACGACGACCGGCGCGATGACCACTCAGGTCTGGCCGATCAGCGCCACGAATGGAAGCTTTCCGCAGGTTTACGACACCGAGTCAGACAGTCTCGTCGCCTTTATTACCGGACATAACTGGACCCGGATTTATCTCAATCGCGGAACCGGTGACGGCACGACGGATGGTAGCATCGTCGCCGATCTGTGCAGCCGCATCGGGTATGGACCCGGTGACATCGATGTCTCGCAGCTGACCGATCCGGTGTATGGCTTCCTGGTCACCAATCAATCGGCGGTGAAGGACAATATCCTGGCACTTGGCCAGGCGTTCTTTTTCGATCCTGTCGAGAGCGACTTCAAGATCAAGTTCCCGAAGCGTGGCGGTCCGTCCGTCGTGACGATTCCGCAAGACGACATGATGTGGCTCGGCAACAGCGGTTCCGACAAAAATCCGCAATTCATGTCGGATGATGAAACACAGGACGTCGATCTGCCGTTTTCCGTCTCGGTCGCGTTCCTGAATAAGGATCAGCAGGATCAGCAAGGCAGTATGGAATATCGCCGCATCGATGCGCCCGTCGCGACAATGGGTTCGCAGAACCGGACGACGGCGCAATTGCCGATCGTGATGACTGGGACCGATGCTTTGAAGATCGCGGAGCAAGCAGTTGACGCGGCGTGGGTCAGCCGGCATCACTACAGCCATATGCTGCCGCCGAAATATCTGAAATATGACGGCACCGACGTCGTCACATTCGCCTACTCGGATGGGACATCTACCCTGGCCCGGATCATCCAGCTTGGTACCGGCGCCGATTTTTCGCTTGATGTCACCAGTGTTTCCGAGGACCCGACGGTTTATGGCGGCACATTGATTGCTGATAATGCCAACTATCCGGCGCAGGTGATCTCCGGGCCTGTGATCGGAAAGCTATTTGTCCTCAACATCCCGCTGCCGCGCGATGTGGACGATACTGGCGGTGTCGGGTCAAGAATCTATCTGGCGACATCGGGGTATAGCGCCGCAACGAATCCGCCTCGCGTCATCATGCGGAGCTATGACCAAGGCGTCACCTGGGATGAAGTAACCCGCACCTATCTCGACGCGACCTGGGGCAGCTGCGTCACCGCACTTCCAGACACGACGCATCCCTTCGCCTGGAATGACGATTATACGCTCACGATCCAGCTGACCGATGCCGGCAACGAAGCCCTGGCCAGTGTCACGGAAGCAGAGGTCTATGCCGGCAGCAATGTCGCCGCCATCATCAAATCGAACGGTGATGCCGAGATCATCCAGTTCGCAGATGTCACCCTGAATGCCGATGGCAGTTACACGCTGTCGCATATCCTGCGCGGCCGCCGCGGGACGGAGGTCTACACGGCCGGCCATGGGATCGGGGATTACTTCCTGCTGCTCGATGCGAGCGAGATGACCTCGGTTGTGGTGCCGTTGAGCGATATCAACCGGTCCGTCATGTGGAAGGTCGTGACCGCCGGCCAGGTGGCGGCCGACGTGGACGGGTTCACGCGGATCACGACCGGCGCCGATCTCAAGCCTTATGCCGTCGATCACATCGCTGTTGCTGCGTCAGGTTCCGATCTCAATCTCATCTGGGTACGCCGGACGCGTCTCGGCGGTGGCCTCTTCGACGGCACTGGCACCGTGCCACTATCGGAAACCTCGGAAGCCTACGAGATCGATATCCTTTCCGGCCCCGGCGGCATCGTGAAGCGGACCATATCGGGCCTGACATCGCCGACAGCAACCTATACCGGTGCGCAGATCCTGACGGATTTTGGTACATCCATCAGCAGCCTGACGCTGAAAATCTACCAGCTGAGCGGCGTCGTCGGGCGCGGCTTCGCCAGGGAAACCACGCTATCCGTTACCGGCTTGCCGAGCCTGTCGCCAACCGCCATCCCAGCAGTTCCGACCGGTCCGGCATATTTCCCCGCGGCGGGCCAGAACGCGCTGACCTGGAATGCAAACGTGCTCGGCGATTATGTGACGGCCTATCATCTCTATCGTGCTGCAGGAAATGGCGCCGCTTTCGCCGATGCCAGCCTGATCTGGTCCGGTAGCGTCAATTCCTACGTCGATAGCGGGCTCGCGGTCGGCCAGAAGAACACCTATTTCCTGACCGCGACGAACGCCATCGGGACATCATCGAACACGGCCGGCCTCGATACGACGGCGGGCGTCATCGTCAAGGATCTCCGGATCATCGGTGGGACACCGGGTGTCAAACCGACAGGGCTCCAAGAACTTCTGCTGATGGTCATGCTGTCCGGCGATACGTTGCCGAAGGACCTGATTTACAACGGCGTGCATAGCAAGATCAGCTGCGAAATAGCGCCGACCGCCGATTACACCATCACCTTGAAAAAGAACGGCTCAACGATCGGGACCGGCACAATATTGGCTGGTCACACAACGGGAACATGGTCATTTGCAGCGGCTGTCACCTTTGCCGATGGCGATCTCTTCACCGTCACAGCGCCGGTATCTGATTCCACCATGTCCGGGCTCGCTTTGACGATCCTCGGCTCCCGCACGACCTGACCCCATCAACATCGGCGCATATGCGCCGCCGAAAGGCCTTAACGCGATGGCACTCATCATCCGCGATAGCTTCGCGCCATATGCAACGGTCACCGATATGGGCTTGTCCTATTGGGATGTGGCGAATACCAACGCCAGCCTCTCTTCCGCAGTGACGCGGTTCGGTGAGGGACAATCCTTCCGCAGCCCCAGCGCCGGAGGCGGCGGCGCCGTCTTGCTGCAGAAGGCGATGACATCGAACCAGCAGACGATATTCGCTGCCTTCGCCTTCATCTATAACGCGGCGTTTTCCGGCACGAGCGAAGTCATCGGTGTCCAATATCTTGACGGCACGACACAGCAGGTAACGATCAGTCTCCGTTCCGATGGTGCCGTTGTGGTGCGGCGCGGCAGCTTTGCCGGCACCGTGGTGCAGACTTTTACCGGTGTCTTTTCCGCCAGCGCCTGGACGCAATTCCAGATCAAGACCGTGATCGACGGTTCCACCGGGTCGGTATCGATCCGGCTCAACGGTAATACTTCGGACGACTTCGCGGCGACCGGACTCAATATCAAATCCTCGGCGAACAGCTATGCGAATGTCGTCGCCGTCACCCAGACTGCCGCCGGCAGTAACGCGTATATCCAGCATCTCGCCCTCTTCGACAGTTCGGGATCTGCGCCCTGGAACAACTGGGTCGGCGATGTCCGCGCCAATCTGATCCGTCCCTCTGCCGATACGGCGCAGAAGCAGTTCAGCCCGAGCCCGGCGACCTCGACCAATTTTGGTGAGCAGACCCAGGTCAGTACCAATACGCTTGCCATCACTGCCGGGCAGATCCGTGTTGCCAGGGTCATTACGGCACCGGTTGGCGGTACCCTGGGCAAGGCAACGGCGAATTTCAATGCCGCGATGACCGGCAACGCCAAGGTCGCTCTTTATGACAGCGATGGTGCGGCTGGTGTGCCGGGAACACTTCTAGCGACGTCGAACCAGGTCACCAACCCCGTCATCGGGGTCAATGACTTCACGTTCAGCTCACCGCCGCTTCTCCGCAGCTCACATCAATATTATCTCGCCATCCTCACCGATACGAATTGCACGCTGAAAGCAGCCACCGGCACGTCAGCGACCTTTATCCAGACACAGGCCTATGCGTCCGGCTTCCCGGCGATCATGACGCCAACCGGCAATACCGCAACCGATCCCGTCCTTTTCGGTACCATCACGGTGACCAATTCCGGCTGTGTCCAGGAAGTGATCCAGGACGGTTCGGCATCCTATGTCTTCGACAGCACGGTCGGGCATTACGATCTCTATGATTTCGATGATCTTACCTCGACGCCGGCTTCAATCCTCGGCCTGTCGCTGCGGGCCTTTGTCTCGAAGTCCGATGCCGGAGCGCGATCTGGTGCCCTCACCCTGAAATCCGGGGCGACGAGCCAGGACAGCGCGACGGTCGTTCTTTCGACGACGAACTCCAATCTCGTCATGGTGCAGGATACCGATCCGAATACTGGATCGGCGTGGACCCCGCCCGGTATCGCTGCCATGCAAGCCGGGCCGAAGACAGCCGCCTGATGACCGATTTCCGCACGACAACTATCGTTGCCGAGGTCTGGTCGGTGATGACGCCGGCCTATCAGGCAACGGAGGTTGTTGCCGAGGTCTGGTCGGTGATGACGCCGGCCATGCAAATGTCAGACTTCCTGATTGAGATGTGGGCGCTCAACGTCACGGTCGGAACACAGTTCGTCGTCTCATTGATGGACATAGAAGTCTGGTCACTCATTCAACATAACACCGCACCCTTTTTCTTCGTGATCACATAGGCAGGTCAGCATGACGGCTAGTCCCATTCTCGGCATTCAGGAAGTGTCCTCAAGCCAGAATCAGAAAGAGGCGACGATCAATACGGCGATCGAGCTTCTTGAAAAGGCGCTGTGCGATACGCTGGATGTCGATGTGACATCTGCGAATCAGACCATCGTCGATACCGATTATCAGCAGCATGTGCGCTTCCGGATCTTCGGCGCGACGACGCCTGGCCGGGTGGTTATCCTCGGTAACAATCCGATCAAGCGCCTGGTGATCCTTCGCTCTTCATTATCAAATACGCAGCCGGTTTTGATCGAGCGCGGCTCGACAACGATCACGCTCTATCCAGGACAGACGATCTTCGTTTACACGAACGGGACGGCGAACGGTCTCGACCGCATGGACGTCCCTGGCAAGGTGATGCCGTATTCAGTCGCCGGCAACCATCTCGTGCTTTCGGGCGATGCCGGCGCCTATATCTACTGCACCGCCGGCGCGCCGAGCGCGATGATCATCGCCTCGAACCAGGATTCGCCGATGGATATCGGCACGCGCATCTGGTTTGTGCAGAAGGGGGCCGGTCAAATCGCTCTTGCCGCCGGTACCGGCGTGACGATCTTGACCGCCCGGAGCCTCACCACGCGGGCGCAATATTCCGAGATCTATATCACCAAAATCGACACCGATACCTGGATCGCCAGCGGCGACCTGACATAAGGGGGCAGGGAAGATGGACCATTTGAGCATCAGGACCGAAGCGACTTTGGGGGCTGGTCTGATGACAACGCCCTTCTGGGTTTCACTTCTGAACAACATCGGCTGGGTTGCCAGCATCATTGCCGCGGTGTGCGGGGCCATCGTTGGTATTCATGCCGTCTGGCGCATCTGGAGCAATCGCAAAAAGTTGGACACGACAGCGGCCAAAAAGGCCGATGAAGACGACCTCGATATTCTCGCTCCGTGAAAGGAAATCATCATGCTGAAAAGCCTGCTCACTCTCGAAAATCTTTGGAAGGGCCTCGGCCACATGACGCGCTGGGTCCTGGTACCGCTGATCATGCTGGCCGTCACCATGGCAGGCCTCGTGCTGGTCAGCACCGATCTTCTCAGCCCGCGGATGCAAAGCGAAATCGCGTCGCTCTGGTACGTTTTTATCGCCGTCACCGCTTGGTGGCTGATGCGGCGCTGGCTGAACTGGCTCAATGGCGTGAGGTTCAAAAAAGATGTCGCACCGCTCATTTATCAAAATGCTCTATCTGCTGCTATTCATAGCGTCGGCCAGTCTCTCGCCCTCGCCATCCTCATCAGCAGCGTTCTCGCCACAGTACGATTCTGACATCCGCGGTGCGGTCGCCCAGTTCTGGCCCGAGGGGCCGGATTGGACCTGGTGGAAGGCGCAGCTCTACCAGGAAAGCCGCCTGGACCCGCAAGCAATGTCTCCGGTGGGCGCGCGGGGGCTGGCGCAGACGATGCCAGCTACATGGGCAGAAATAACCCGCCAGCTACATTGGGGCAATGTCAGCCCGCATTCGCCGCGCCATGCGATCTACGGGGGAGCCTATTATATGCGGCGCATGCAGCTGGCCTGGACCTCGAGGCGCACAATCGAGGAACGGCAGAAGCTGGCCCAGGCGAGCTATAATGCTGGCACCGGCCATATCATCGAGGCGCAGGACGCCTGCCATGGCGCGTTGACATGGGACCGCATATGGCCATGCCTGGCGCAGGTCACCGGCCAGGAGAACGCTCAGCAGACGATCGACTATGTGACGCGCATCGCCGCCTGGCGCCGGCAGATCCTCAGCACGCCGCACTGATCACCACCTGACTTTCCGATCCTTCAACCGCGCTGCCCGAGCGGCAGCCGAGAGCGGAGCCTTGCCATGGACAGACTGAAGAGCCGTATCGGCCGGCGTTACGACTGGACCCCGGACCTGCCGGACCATCGCGACGCGGTCTATCAGGTCAGGCGTCGCCTGGCGCTGCCGCTGAAGGTCGATCTCTCGCCCAAATGCTCGCCGGTCGAGGACCAGGGCGATCTCGGCAGCTGTACCGCCAATGCGCTGGCTGGCGCGCTCGAATTCCTCGAGGCCGTCGACGGCACGCCATTCAAGGATATCAGCCGGCTCTTCATCTATTACGGCGAGCGGGCGATCGAGCATACGATCAATCAGGATAGCGGCGCGCAGATCCGCGACGGCGTCAAGTTTCTGCATCAGACCGGCGCCTGCTCGGAAGACCTCTGGCCCTACAACATCACCAAGTTCAAGCAGAGGCCGACAGCGGCCGCCTATGCAGATGCCGCGAAGCGCAAGATCACCCTCTATCAGCGCGTCACCGGCATCAACGCACTGCGCGCCTGCCTGGCCTCCGGTTTCCCGGTCGTCTTCGGCTTCACCGTCTATGACGGCTTCGAGAGCGATGCCATCGCCCGGACCGGCAAGCTGAACCTGCCGAAGCCGACCGAGCGCGTTCTTGGCGGCCATGCCGTGCTGGCGGTCGGCTATGACGATGCCGCCAGGCGGGTGAAGGTCAGGAACAGCTGGGGCGCCGGCTGGGGCCTGAAGGGCTATTTCACCATGCCCTACGACTATATCGGCAACCCGCAACTGGCCGACGACTTCTGGACCATCCGCGCGGGGCAGCAGCTATGAGCGGCCTGATCAAGACCGGGCTTGCCACCATCACCGGCGGCACGGCGGCCTGGCTGCCCTATGCCCTGGTCGCCGCGCTGGCGGCCGGCGGCGCCGGCTTCGGCCTATGGAAGCTGGTGGTGGCGCCGCGTCTCGAAGCGGCGGCGCTGAAGGTCGAGAAGGCCGAGGCCGACCTGAAGATCGTCACCGATGCCAATGCCGAGACCGAGCGATCGCTGCGCCTGCAAAAGGCCCAGGCCGATTACGACCGGCAGGCGACCGCCAGCAAGCTCGCCGACCTCCAAGCCATGGCCGATCGCGCGGCCACCGCCAAGAAGGATATCAGCCATGTTCAAGGTGCTCAGGACGCCATTGATCCTGTTGAGTTGTATGGCAATCAGCGGCTGCGGGAGCTCCGCGCCGCGCGTCGTGGTCAAGTCGGAAACGCAATACCTGTTTCCCCCTGAAGCCGATCTGACCTGCAAGGACGATCCCGAGCCACCGGCCGACAACGCGACCAAAGGCGAAAATGCCCAATACAAGATCGATCTCTGGATCGCCGGCGATGATTGCCGCCAGGCAGTGCGCGGAACCGCGAAATGGGCCGCCGATGCCAGGGCGCAAATGGCGCATGACGCGAGCGTGAAATGACCCGGCGCGTCCTCGCGCTCGCGGCCGCCCTGGCGCTCGCCGGCTGCACGGCGCTGCTTGTCCAGCATCAGGACCATGGCTTTTCCCTCAAGATCCTGACGATCCATTTATGACCGAAGCGGTGAAGCATTCTATGGGCGACGATTGCCGCAACTGCAGGGGCGGCCGGCTCTACTACGATGGCGGCCTGGCGGGCGGAGCATCGCATCTTGCCTGCTTCGCCTGCGGCTGGCGGCCCGACGCGGCCCCAGCATCGCCGCTGCCGCCGCGCGAGGCCTTCTGGCTGGCAGCCGAGGTCCGCGGCATCAGCCGGGCGCAATTCGACCTGGACTGGGACGAATACCAGCGGTCAAAGCTGCCTAAAAGTTAACCATTCCTGGGCGGATTTTCTGATTAAGAATTTGATGCTATCCTGACTGTCTGGATAGGAGGGCATCCTGCAGCGCAATTTCGGCCTCGATCTGCTTCGGTGCATCGCGATTATCGGCGTGGTTGCTGTCCATATCGCCGATGGTCGCGCGCTGTATTGCTTCGCCGCCGTTGTCCCTGTGGATCTGTTTTTCTCACTGAGCGGCTTCCTGATCGCCCAGATGATGGTCGAGCGGTTCGACGGCATCTCGACGCCGGCCGCGTTCTGGGCTTTCATGGCAAACCGCTGGCTCCGCACGCTCCCGCTCTATTTCCTCGCCCTCAGCACCTATCTTGGCTTCCTCGTCATCCTGGCGCCTCAGCCCGTCGATATCGCCTCCATTTTCACCAGATACGCGCTCTTCATCCAATACATCCCCTGGTATCATGACAGCGAGGCCTGGCAGTCGACTTTCTTTACCGTGAGCTGGTCGCTCGCTATCGAGGAATGGTTCTATCTCCTTTGTCCGCTCGTCCTGCTGCTGGCCGGTGCGCGATCACGGCGGTTCTTCATTGGGCTGATTGGCATCCTTGTCATGACATCGATCACCTATAGACTTGCTGTCTGTCTTGCTGATCCTGCCATGACACAGAGCATCATCTTCAAGTCGACACCGACCCGGGCTGATGCCTTTGTCTTTGGCATCGGGGCATATTTCACGGTACGGGGTGGCCTAGGCAAGCGGTTGTCGCTGGCCTGCTGCGCGGCTGGGTTGCTACTGGCTACGGTCAATGCCTGGATGATTCCTGCCGTGACTTTGGGACTATATACCAAGGCACTGACCCCATCCCTGGCCCCGCTCTCCATGGCGCTGCTGATCCCGGCCGCCCTGACCCTGAAAGCGCCCCAGGCCATTGCCCGGGCCGCGGCATGGCTCAGCACCCGGACCTATGCGATCTATCTGTTCCATACCCTGGTAATCGCCTTCGCTTTCCCGCCGGGCCAGCACACGGCATTTCGGCTGCTGGCCTTCGTGGTGGCGACCGGACTGCTGGCGGACTTCCTATATCGCTATGTCGAGCGGCCGTTCATGCGGTTGCGGCCGGTCCGGGCGCCGTCTGCTATTCCGGCTTTGGCTGAATAGCGCGCCGCGCGTTCATCACGGGCAGGTCATAGCTGATCGCCGCTGCCGTGGCCGGTGTAGAGCCGCGCGGGACGATCTTGAATCGCGCGCCGGGAAAGCTCGCAACGATCAATCCGATCAGCGCCTCATGGGCGCCGACACAGGGCAGGCCGAGTTGTCGGGCTTCATGGTCATCGTCGGCGAGGCCGATCTCGATTTCTTCCGGCTCGCCATCTTTTTTAATCAGCGCCTCAATCTGATCAGAGGCCGCGCCGGCTGCTTCCTCGATTCGTGTGTAAAGCTCACGCAGCTCGTCAATCACACCATCAGGCGCCCGGTTCCGGCCCGACGACCAGGATTTGACCGTATCGCGTCGGGCAGCCAAAAAGGCTGCGGCCTCCGTTTGAGAGAGGCCGCAGCGGTCACAGAGCAGGGAAAAGACGGTTTTCATCAGACCAGCACGACATCGCCATCAACTAAACGATATTCTGACACCCAGCGGCCTTCCAACCACTCGCCATCCGGCTCGCGGAATTCAACGTGCCCTTCGGCGTCGATCCGCACTTCCTTGCCGTCGTTTTCATAGTGCAGGCGCACGCGATCCGTCTTAAATTCTTCATCCTCGAATGCTTCGGGCTTACTGGCCCACCCGGCGGCGATCACTTGGCGCGCGATATCCTGCGTCGCAGCAAACTCGTTGCTTTCCAGTGAATAAATGACGGATTTGACCAACGGTCGGCCGCCACAGGTGCTGTTGTTGGAAAACTGCGAGGTCCAAAGATGCCACGACGGAGCCCAGCTTGAGCCATCGCTTACCGGGCGGATTTCGTAGCTATGACCATCATGGGTCAAGATTACCTGCATTGCCTCGACCTCCGTCAGGCCGCTAGCGATGACATAGCCGGAATTTTCGTTAACGACGGTGTAAAGCTGGGTCATTTCAGGTTCTCCACCTCATGCAGCAGGCCAATCCCACCGCGTTGTTGATGAGATAGATATATACACTATCGGTGTATTGTTCAAGGGGGCCAGTGAAGAAAAACAACCGCCCCAGCCAATGCTATCCCCCAATCCAATGCTCCGTTATCGTTCTAATTTGGTGGGAGGGAGACTAGGGCGCCGATCGAACGATTGAGGAACACCAGACCAGCGACCGTGACAGATCTGGGCCATTAAACCGCCTGGAGCTTCCGTTCGTTTCCTGAAAGTTCCGATTTACCGACCCGCGCCGGTCTGCTAAAAGCGCTGAAAAGCGAGGTTTATCAAGCCTCGGGGTGTAGCTCAGTCCGGTAGAGTGCCTGCTTTGGGAGGCTCCACTACACCGCGTTTTTCTTATTATCTTCCATAGGTTTGGCCTCATCCGGCGTTTCTGCCGGGGTGGATTTCGGGCCAGCGATCAGCTGTGACATCGCGGTCATGCCGGTCTTCACCTCTTCCACCGCATGAACATAGCGCAGCGTCGAAGCGATGTCTTTATGCCCCATGAATTTCTGGGTCAGCTTGATGTCGTTGGTCGCTTTCAGGAACCAGGTGCCGGCTGTATGCCGGAGATCATGCCAGCGAAACTCGGCGATCTTTGCTTTCGCCAATATCGCCGCCCATTCCTTGCGCCAACCATTCTTCGAAAACGGCTGCCTCGACCCTTTCTGCCGGGGGCCGCGCTTCTTCTTCGCAATATAGGTGAAGACATATTCGGCATGATTGCCGCGCTCGTTGGCGAGCAGCACCTGCAGCTCCGGCGTAATGCCGATCTTCAGCGGTTCCTTGCCGGGCCGGCGGCTCTTTGTGCGGATGGTGATCTCGCCGGTAAGGAAATTGACCTCATCCCAGCGGAGCCAGAGCGCATTCTCCTGTCGGACAGCGGTGAGGATGGAGAAGCGGATCACTGGCAGCAGCTCCGGTCTCAGTTCCCGGATGGCGGCATAAAGGCGTTCGATCTCACTGAGATCGGCATAGCGCTCGATCGGGGCCGCTTCGAGAAGCAGCAACTGCTTCCATGCTGGCATCTCACCGATATCGACCTTCCAGAGATCCCGCGCGCGCATGAAGACGCGGCGCAGCAGCTCGACCTCCCGATTGACCGTGCTGGCGGCGACCAACTTGGTCGATCCCTTCTTGGCATTAGCCGGCCGCATGCCGCGGCGCCTTGCTACATATTCAGCGATCTCTTTATCGGTCAGGGCATCGAGCATGCGATCGCGGCCGAATTGGCGCTGCATATTGGCGAGCTGATATTCGATATCGTTGGCTGATGTCGCGTGCTTGCCGATCTCGAGCCAATATTTACCGAAGGCTTCCCTGACGGTGATCGACTCTTTCTGGCGGAAATGGGTGCCGGTTACCGCGTCGGTCCGGAGCTTCGCGGCGATCGTTTCTGCCTGCTCGCGATTCTCTGTCTGCGTGCTTCCTCGATATCGAACACCATTGAGCGTGAAGTCGTACCTGAAGTACGGCGAGTCCGGACGTTTATAGACACGCATGCCGACTGCCTCTGTCGATCGATGAATTCCTGCAGGTCGGAAAGGGCGAATTGCCGCCGCCGACCGATCAGCACATAGCGTAATTCCCCACGGCGCACACATTCAAGCAGCGTCTTTTCGCAGATATTCAACAGCTTAGCTGCTTCGGCCTGGATATAGAGGAGTTTTTGCGCGGGTTCGGCGCTCATTGTTCCGTCGCCTGTTTCAGCACAGCAATCGCATCGATGTCATCGAATTCCACGACCACATCTCCGTGATCAATATACGGCGTCTTAGCCTCCCGCTGCGCGGCCGCACCCATCTGCATCAGCTTGACCGCGACAGCCTCAGGCACCGGCCAAGACCGGCGACCGCGCTCGCCGATGCCATACCAGCGCTCGGTCTCAGGATCAGACCAGCCGCAATCACTGTCAGGCTCATCGCGCCAGATGTTGAGCTCGTCACCTGCAATAGTCATAGCTTCTTCCTTTCAGGCTCAGCTGCTCGATCCGCGCGAGCCTCAGCTATGTTCTCTTTGGTAATGCCTCCGTTGTGCTTGAACCATAGCCAGGACCCTTTTTTCAGGTACCCAGCCCGCTCTAATCGCCAGACAACAGCCATCGGTGTCATCTCAAAAAAGTCCGCGATATTGACTGCCATGCGCCGCGTGAATTTTGTCTGTCCTTCTTTATGAGCGCGAAAAGCTGTACCCAAGTCATCGTTACTTGCCATCATTTTTTCCTTTCGACGTAGGCTGCGATGGCAGCGTCAACCTTGTCTCTCGGCAGCCATAGAACAAGGCCCATCATCTTCGGCTGCTTGCCGTTCGCTGTGAATTCTTCAGCCTGGATTGCATTGGTATAGAAAACGATCCTTGTTCCGTTCTTCGTTTTTTCGATGACCTGAGCGTCGTTCAAAAGGTTCTGGAATAGTAGGTTCTCATCACCCACTGCGAGGATCAGATCAGATATCTTCATGACTGATCTTCCCCCGCCTCGGCGGCGAGGAAGGCAGCTGTTGCTCTTCCGGGTTCTGATAGCGTGTTTAGTCGCGCTGGAAGGTTCCAGTAATCTAGTAAGAACGTGGCGAACTCAATCAACCGTCCGTTCGGCGCCTCGTCGGGCTGGGGCTGGTGGCGGAGAGCATGCGCCATACCTTCTTTTTGATCTGGATGTCGATCAACGTAGCCGCATGTGCAGCAACATCCCGGATATTGGCCGCACGGCTCATCCACCGCCGCGACCGGCTGTTGAACGCAGAGGGCTGCGATGCCTTTGACAATAGCTTCTGCCTCATGCATTGGCGTAGGGCCGTCCAGATACTCAGCGTTCTGTATAATCCCGACGCCGTATTGTTCAACGGCCTCTCTGATCAGGTGCAGGGCTTGCCATGCTTCGCGGTAGTTTTCTAAAAGAACATCATAACTGTTATTCTCCGCGCCCGACTGCGCGAGGGCGGCTTGCTGAACAGCCGGTTGCTTCCCGCACGCAGAGCAAGGAATGCGAATGGGCGCCCGGCAGGCCGTACTATTGATGTAACCTTTACCGCCGCAATGATCGCAGACGCCTTCCGTCGTCATGGCTTAGGCTCCCGACCCACTACTGTTAGCGCCTCTCGCCATTTGTCGCGTACACGCTCAATCTCCACATCCTTCTCTGCAAGCTGGCGGCAGACATCCGCATGTAGCCGCTGCCACGTTGCATTATCGTCCTGCAACCGTTTCGCCATCGCCAACAGACGCTTGGCTGCGTTGCGGAAACCTACCGAGAATGCGACATTGCGCCGGCTGTTTTCGTTCCAGGCATTCATAGATCCATCATCGTCATAATCGACCTCAACAGCTCCGCCGTTGTCGCCCTCGGTGTCAGTCGTGAGGATTTTAGAGCCGGCAGCATTGACGATATAAAACTCGTCGAATCCTTCGTAGATGTCTTCGCCAGTGCCGAAAGAACCATCAGTTTTGAAGCTGTCCATTTCCCACGGTCCAGGGTCGGCTTGTTTTTCCAGCCGCTCCAACTCTTCGATTTCTTGCGCGGTGAGGTCGGTCATGGTTTATCCCTCCATCCTGTCATGTCCCGTCACCGGGTTGAATCGTGGCGTGGCCTTGGCGGTGGCTCGCAACAGGCGCCAGAGCTGGCAGTAGCGGTGCAACCATGTGAGGATGCGGGTCATGGGAACAGCCAGTCTGCTGCTTTGACAGTGCCTCGGCCATTCGGCTCTATCAGGCCATAGGCCGAGACGGCTGACATATAGACCCCGGCCGTGCTGGCAGTCGGCGAAAGACCGACCTTTTCGGCGACTGCGTCGCGGCGGATGTCCTTCGGCCAAGCCCGATAGATGACCTCGAAAACCCGCTGCTCCTGTGGACCAAGAAGGCCGCGCGCCATCTGATAAAGATCCTCGCGCGTGGCGGCCGTTGGTGTATTCGCAGCCTTCAAGCCGGCCGGCGTCAGCGCGATCTTGCCTGACGATGTCTCGAGCAATCCGGCTTTGACCAGCTGCGAGACATAGACGCCGAAAGTCGAGGCCTTCGGGCTATAGCCAGCGACGACGCAGGCGCGGTCACGGGTGGCTGGGTCCTGGCCGATCTTTCGCCACCACGCCACGGCATCGAGAACACGCTGCTGTGCCACCGCGATACCTTCGGCCTGGCGCGCGGTGGAGCGGACGACGGGATTCGAACCCGCGACATTCGGCTTGGAAGACTGATGTTCTACCGGCTGAGCTACGTCCGCGGTCTGCTTGACCCTTTCGAGCGGCGCGTTGATGGCGTCAAACAGGTGCTGTGTCTGTGCCAGGATCTCGTTGATGCATCGCGACGCCTTGCCGCTGATCTCCAGCAGATTGCTGCGCTCCCTGGCCATGCCGGCGGCATACCCCTCCTGATAGGCCTTGGTCCGCACCGCAGCCAATTCCTGCTCGCTGGCGTCCTCCTTGCCGGCTTGTTTCTCCAACTCCACGATGCGCCGGCGCAACGCGATCGGATCGTCAGCTTCTGCAGCTGCCACGGCATCACCAATGAGCGCCCGCAGCTTGGCCGGATCGACTGGAGCCGTTTTGACCTCATGCCGATGATCGTCATCGGTCGGGGTAGCGCTGTTGTCGTAGGTGCCGATGCGGGGGAACTTGACCAGTTCGACGATATTGGCCTCGCCGGAGATCACCCATCCCTCGCCGGTCTTCAGGCCAGCCAGCGACCGGGAGACCTTCTCCGCGATGTCCTTGGCGACGTTCCCCTTAAGCCATTCCTTGATCGGCGTCTGATCGGCCGGCAACGTCAGCCGGTGCGCGATCAGCGTTTCGCAGCTGCCGAGCACGGCGTTATGCAGGGATTGGGTCCGCTGCGTCACCACCACGAGGCGGATGCCCTTGGACCGCCCGGCGGTCGCCAATTTCTTCGCGAAGTGGATGGTCAGGTTCTCGCCGCCGAAGCCCGCCCGCTCCTTAGGGCAGTTACCAGTCACAAATACCTTTCCATTCCGGCGCGCGACAAACGCGCCAGTGGGTACAGTCACATCCCAGACCAAGCCATCGTAGTGCTCGCGGGAAGGTTTCCGCACCCAATTCATTCGCCGTTTATTGGCGATATTGACGATCCATTGGCCACTCGCGGCGGTTTGTTTGGTTGCTGCCAGGCCGAGGCGGATCGCTATCTCCTGAAAATCGTCAGCCAACCCACCATTGTGACCGGGATAAAACCGAACCCACTTGCCGTTCAGCGAAGTGCCATCACCCTCGAGCAAACCTTGGAACAGCGCTTCCAACTGATCGCGTGACGCCTGCTCAATGATCCGACGCGGAACGCGGTGTAAATCCCCTTCGAGCAACTCAATAAAGCGACGGCTACTCGTCCCGCCAAAATACCAACACACGGACGGGCCTGAACTCACGGTCCTCCCCATCGTGGCAGCGGCGCGTTCAGGGCGCTCATAGCGAGACATCCCCTCGATGCCTGCCAGAACGGTATCAATTTCGGAGGCGATAGACCGGCCCACCTTAGTCGTCGATATCGACTGCGACAGCATTATCCGCGGCTCGACGGTCCGCGCGGAATGGAGATTGCCGTCCGTAATGATCCAGCCAAGTATGCGTGCCTCATCGAGCGTGAGACCAGCCATTCCCGGTCCAATAGGCGCTCCGCCCACCGGCGTATAGACGTTGGTTGGCACTTTCTCCGCTTGGCAGAATGTCCAATCATATAGCTTGTAACGCCCGGAGCTTCCGCGTTGGACTCTCCGCAACACCACTCGGTGATCCGGCGTAGAGAGGCTGTCAATTCCGTCGCTCTTGAGCCTTACCATTTCGCCGCACCACTGGCGGCGAACCACTCGCTCGACCGCACCGTAGAAAAAACGGCCGGTCGCGGTATCAAAACAAACGGCCTCAGCACCGACATCAATATCAGCGTGTCGTCTAAAGCCGCTCTTAGTTAGGATCTCAGTGTCTTCTGACAGACAGAACTCGTGCGCCTCCTCGATGACCAGGTAGAGGATGCCGCGCATTTTCCGCAGCAGGGCTGGCGCGAATTCCGTGAAGAAGGTCTGCAGCCCGCCCGGCTTGAAATCGGCCATGTCGATGATGGTGAGCGGCAGCTCGCCACCGGCCACCAGCTCGGCGATCGGCTTACCCGCCGTCTCCTGGATCTGCACATGGCCATGAGGGCCGCCGAGGATCTGGAACGGCAGCCCCGGTCGCTTGCCGTCGGCGCTGGATATCAGCCCCCACCAGTCGGACTTGATCGGGTCCAGGATGCAGACGCGGGCGCCCTGGGCCACGACATGCTCGACCAGCAGCTTGGCGGTCGAGGTCTTGCCCGAGCCGGTTTTTCCAACCACGGCGGTGTGCTGGCCGATGATGTCCTTGAAGATCTTCATCCGTTGCCCTTCGTCGGCATTTGCTGCGCCCAAAAGTCGGCAATGAACTCGTCCAATTCGGCCTGGATCAGTGCAACGCGGTTAAGATCGCCCTCGGTGACGTCATCGTCATCATCGAGCGTGCGCAGCAGCGTCGCGAAGACATGCTGTGCGCCGGCAAAGAAGGCGGCCCGCATCTCAGACAGCTGGACATATCCAGCGTCTTCAGGAATCGCCATCATCCGCAGGCTATGCCAGCCGGCCTCAATCAGCTTGCCGCTATTGGCGAGTTCTCGTTCTAGTTCTTCAATCTGGCTCATGCAGCCTCCTTCATGCCGGCTCGTTCCCGGCGCTCTTCGTGTCTGGCAAGGGTCGCTAGGCGCAGCTTAATCGAGTTCTTGCGGCGCCCCATGCGGCGGCCGATATCGACCGGATGGCCACCGGCGATGATCGTCGGGAGCGGTCCGTCGACGCTCTGGCCGGCCATGTGGTTGCGCAGGATGACCAGGAATGGCTCCGGCCAGTCGAACTTGATCGCGCCGGCATATATCCGGGCCAGGGTCTTCCAACGCAGCCTGCGGGTCATTGTCTTGCGCCCGTCCAGCAGAGCGCGCACCATGGGGCCGCTGAAGATGATGGGTCTGTCGGTCATCACTTCCTTGTCGCCTCTGACAGAATCTCGATTGCCCGTTGCGGATCATCATCGTCGATCGCGTTGATCGCACGGCCGATGGCGAGGCGCATCCGGTGGTTTTCGAAGAGCAGGGCGGCCTTATCGACCGCCGCCACCGCCCAGCTGAAGAAGGACTTGATCACTGCGGCTTCGCCTGCTTCCGGGCTTCCACCTCACGTCTCGATCTGCGGGTAATATTGCTTGCCGGTTAGCCCGAAGGTGCTGGCAATCGCATTGCGCGCCGTCAACTTCTGGGGATCGCCGAACTTCTGATCGGCAAGCAAAGGCCGACATTCCGGATGGACGCGAAGCGTATAGCGTTTCCAGCTGCCGTCAGGCTCCGGCGTCGAATTGATGACATGGACCATGACGAGTGGCTCATCATCGCGGACATTCTTGCGATAGAGCGCGCCGACGCCCTCTTCATGATCGAGGATCTCAGCATTACCGGCGAGCAGATATTTATCGAAACCGAAGCGTTCCATCATGACGCGCCGGATCTCGGCGTTCGGCTCGGCATCGATCAGCTCGACCGTGATACGTTCCGGACGAAGGATGACCCAATCCGGAACGCGCACGCCATGCCAGGAATAGACACCCCAGCCATCACGATATTCGATTGCCGCGCGATCTTCGAAATGAAGCCGGCCTTGGTCATCGCGCGCCAAGTGGCGCGGGCGGTCGGTCACAAGACAGACTTTCTCCATCGGCCAGAACCAGCCGGCCGATTGCGTCAGTTCGATCAGGCCGACGAGACGCTCGGTCTGCTGGACCAGGGCGCAGTTTTGGCGGAAGAAATCATAGAAGCCGATCCAGCTGGCATCATGTTGGCCATATCCGCTCGCCCCCACGCTCGCCCCCACGCTCTCCCGCACGCTCTCCCGCACGCTCGCCCACACGCTCGCCCACACGCTCTCCCACACGCTCTCCCGCACGCTCTCCCGCACGCTCTCCCCCACGCTCGCCCACACGCTCTCCCGCACGCTCGCCCACACGCTCTCCCGCACGCTCTCCCACACGCTCTCCCCCACGCTCTCCCGCACG